TCAGGCCACCCAGGCCAGCAGCGTCGCCAGCTCGGCTGATGAAACAGCGCGGTTCCAGATCCCGAAATTTCCAACCGACCCCGGCAGGTCGCCGGGCTGGGCGGCCTGGGCGGCCCCGAGTGCAAGCGTTGCCAACGTGAACGCGCCGGTGAGCACGACGGTGGTCGAGCTGCCGGTGCTGAGGTGCAGCGTGGCCGAGGTGCCGTTGACAACCAGCACCACGCCGCAACGGCCCGAGAAATCGGCGGGCAGAGGCGTGTCGATGTTTTGCGTCAGGTTCTGGTGGCGCCAGTATTTCGCGCCGTTTGTATACCTGTAGGCCAGCCGGCAGATCGGAACGGCGGCGCCCAGGGTGAAGTGGTTGTCGACCGTCACCCCTGCGGCGTCGATCGTCACGTTGAGCGCGATGGTGAGCGCGGCGGTGGCGCCGATCTGCGTTCCCTGCAGTTCGAGGCAGGCGCCCGGCGTCCCGGCCCCATTGCCCATCCGCACGCGGCCTGCATCCAGCACCGGCTGACGCGCCGCAGTGGCCTGCGCCAGCACCCGCCCGGCCTTCCGGCCTGTCCAGGCAGCGATCTTGCCCGCGGCCAGCGTGATCGAGGCCTCGGTCGGCGCCCAGATGTCCAGCGCGTCGGGGATCTGGTCGACCAGCGTATCGATGGGAACAACGGCCCCGAAGGTGCGAGACGGCGGTGCCACGAAGCCGAATTTCAAGCGCATTTAACCCCCCTTAAAAGGCAATCCTGAAGTTGGTGGCCCAGCGATACAGCATGGTTCCGGGCAGCAATTTCGACGGCCACACGTCCGACGTCCGCAGCAGCCCGCGATGGGCAGACCACTTGTTGCCGGCAAATCCGGTGCAGTCCTGACGTTGCAGCGCATAGCGCACGGCTGTCGGCGGGGCACTGCAGGTGAGGGCCACCGTCCGCCCCCGGATCGCCAGATCGGTGATCGTCGCCCCCTCGACCTCATAGCCCAGCCACCCATCAATGCCCTGGCCGCCGTAGCGGGCGGGGTCATGCGCGGCCAGATATTCGCCAGGGCGCAGGCTGTCATAGTCGAGGATGAGGGTCGATCCGATCAGGCTGGGTTTTGGCCGGCGGATCGTCCAGGGCCGGCCGGCCTCGGTTTCGACCGCCGCTCTCGCCTGAACCTCGGCTGACTGCACTGTCCAGACCGCATCCGGGTGCACGTTGTTGTCCGCGATCTGATAGGCGTATTCCGGCGTCGTCAGCACGCCCCCGCCCATTTCACAGAACTGCAACTGCTCGTCGCAGACATGCCAGTCTTCGCCGGGCTGACTGGTGTTCGCATCGCCACCCGACTGACTGACCAGAAGCGTCGCCGGGCCGAGCGCGCCGATGCTGGCCAGCAGCGCCCGCATGTCTGCGGTGTATTGCCAGAGTTGCGTCAGATAGGCGCCGGCTGGGTACGACTTGGCCGAGGTGCCGTGCACCCATTGATGCCAGGGGACATAGAGCGATTTGCCCTGAGCTGCGGCCACCGCGACCATCTGCTGGTAGAAGTACCGAAGGTTGTTCCAAACCGTCAGCGACCCTGTGCCGGTGGTCGTATCGTCGTCGATATCTTCAATCGGGATGCCGGCGATGCCGTGTGCCTGCGTCACGACGGGCACCAGCGGCAGCCCGGCCTCCATCCGATAGAGGGAGATCGCCGCTGCCAGCGGCCAGGCGGCCGTGACAGTGGTGCCGACGGCCGCCGTCGTCAGGCCGGTTGCGGGCACGGCCTCGTTGTAGCCCGGCGATCCGGGGCCGGCGACCGTATCCACCGGCACGCCGTCCCCCCTGACCATGCCCGCAAGCATCAATGTGGTCCCGGGCATCGCCCGGGCCAGCAGCGCGGGCGCCGTCAGACCGCTGCCGGCGAAATCTCCGCCCACCAGCAGAGACTGGCCATTGCCGGTGATCGCGTGCAGCGCCGTGGTCGACACGCTGCTGCGCATCTTGGCTGCGCCACGGTCCCAGAACGCGCGGGACATGTGCGCATCGAGGCCGCTGTCAGATTCGCTGGCTTCGGTGCGCCACACGATCAGCGCCTGCCCCGCGGCATCGGTGACCACCTCGTAGAGGCCGGCCCCATGAACCGTCTGGATCGGGGTCTCGAGAACGCTGTCGACGATAGGGCCGATTTCCGGGGCCGCCCGGTCCCACCAGTCGCGGGACATGTACATGTCCACGCCGGCGTCGGCCGCGACCGCTGCGTCGCGCCACACCACCAGCGCGCGGCCGTCGTCGTCAAACAGCAAGGAGGTGGTGGCGCCGCTGTCGGCCGTCGGGGCTTCAAAACCCACATAATCGACGAATGCGGGGCGGGCGTTCAAAGATTCCAGCCATTCGGCTTCGGTCCCGACAAAACCCGCATCCAGCGCAACCCTGTAGGCACTCCGCCCGGGGGGGCCAACCAAGGACTCCTGCCATTCGGCCTCGGTCCCGGGAAAGCCCGCATCCAAGGCGATCTCGTAAGCACTGCGCCCGGCCGGGCCGATCAGGGATGACAGCCATTCGGCCTCGGTCCCGGCAAAGCCTGTATCCAGCGCGACTTGATAAGCGCTGCGCCCGGTCGGACCGATCAGGGACGACAGCCATTCGGCCTCGGTTCCGGCAAAGCCCGCGTCCTGCGCAACCCTGTAGGCACTCCGCCCGACCGGGCCTATCAGGGACGACAGCCATTCGGCTTCGGTCCCGGCAAAGCCCGCGTCCTGCGCAACCCCGTAAGCGCTGCGCCCCCGTGGGCCGACCAGGCCGGTGATGACCTCGACCACCGTTCCGCTTTCCGTCATCACCTCGACGATATCAGTCATCGTTCCCCCCGGGCAGCACCTTCAGGCGGCCCTGCATGATGGTCCGCTGCGACGGCGGATCAGTGCGGCGCACCTCGACTTCGTAGGACAGGATCACCTCGGGTCCGGTCGCCTCGCCCCACAGCGCGCGCGTGTCGGCCGCGCTGAACGGGATCAGGATTCGACCCTCGGCCGGGGTCAGGCTGATCTCGCCGGCACCCGACGATTTGCGCAGGACGGATGGCTTGCGCAGCACCAGCCGGGCCGTGAACACCACATCGGCGCCGGTCAGGTCGACCGGCTGGACCGCGCCGTCGGCCGAACGCGCCTTGTGCGTCAGAACCAGCCCCACTTCGTTCTTCGTCGTCCCGCTGTTGCCCGCGCGGACCGCGAAGTCATAGGTGACGCTCATGCCGCCTCTCCCTTCTTGCCGCTGAAAGATGTGATCAGGCCGCCGCCCGTCAGTTCGTGCGACACGGTTTCCAGATGCCAGTCGCCATCCAGCTCTGACGGGATCAGGCCTGCCACCGTGGCGGTCGCCCCGGCCAGCAGGCCCGGTTCGAAACCCGACAGCGTGGCGTTGATCGTCATGGCCGCCCGCGCTGCCCCCGAAACCGCCGCCTCGGCCGCACGTTCGGCCTCGGCCTTGGTTGCAAAGGCGTGGCGCAACTTCTTCAGCGGGGTGCCGCTGCCAACCTTGACCTTGTGGGTGGTGCCGGTGCCGGTTTCGGTCCACTCGGCCTCGGCCGCCTTGTAGACGGCGCGCCCGTCATAGGACCAATCCCAGGACGAGAAGCGCCAGCGCGGCAGGACAGGCGGTGTCAGCGTGTCGCCGGCGGCCGTCTTGCCCTCGCCCCGGCGCTGGACGATCAGCGCCCCGCCGGTCGGCTTGCAGGTCGCATCCAGCGTGGCGGCGATCCGGGTCAGGAAATGCAGGTTCGATTCCGCCGACTGTGCGAGATAGGCCCAGACCTTGCCGGCCACGCTTTCCCCGACCACAGGTTTCAGCCCGGCCTCACCGGCGATGGTCGAGACGATGTCCTTGAGCGACTTCCGTTCCCAGGCGCGGGTGCGGGGCGCGCGGATGTCACCCTTCAGGTCGGCGGCGGTGGCCGTGATCCGCATCGACAGGACCGGCCCGCCGCCGGAAATCCCGTCCACCGCGAACACGCCCAGGAAGGCCAGCGGTTCGCCGGCATAGCCCAGCGAGACCTCGATCTTCGCCTCCTTGTCCGGCATCGCCAGCTGGCCGTCGCGGTTGTCCAGCTCCAGCTCCAGCCGGTCGGCCTTGGTGCCGTCCTCATCCGTGACGATCAAGCTCAGCAGGCGGTCGGCCACGGCGCCGGTGGCATCCTCGCCCGCGACCATGAGGCGGAACGCGGGCTTCATGTGCGGCCCCACAGCCGGATCTGGCCGGTTGCCACCGGCTCTGACACGACCGGCAGCGTGATCAGCACGCCGGCGGGATAGACGGCGCCCAGATCGGCCAGGTGCGGGTTGACGGCCAGCACGGCCGGGGCATGGGTTTCGGATCCGAGCCTTGCCTTGCAGATCGCATCCAGCATGTCGCCGGCAATGGTGCGGTAGACCGTCGTCATGCGCGGTCGCTCCCATAGGCCATGAGCGACAGGCTGAACTCGATCTTGCGCGGCGCACCGTCCGCCATGAACAGCGTCTTGGTCTCTTCCACGCCGGTGATGACCCAGCGTTCCCAGACCCAGCCCAGCCCGTCGACCAGGATCAGCGGTTGCCCGGCCGAGGCGACCAGGCGCATCAGTTCGATCTGGCGCAAGCCGCCCTTGAAATGGGGATAAATGACCCCTTCAAGGGTGATCTCGCCGGCATCGGGTCCAAGATATTGCAGCGCCGGGGCGCGGCCGAGGCGATCCTGCTTTTCCCAACGCCAGGAGGCCGAGCGGGTGAAGGTCTGATAGTTCGCGCGGTTCACGCCGAAGCGGAAGGCGCCCAGCGCCATCATGATCGTGCTGAGGCCAAGGTTAATCAAAGTCGCCCCCATCGTGCAGGGCAAAACCCTTCTGGCGGGTCAGCTCCTCAAGCTCGCGCCGGAGCGCGCGGGCAATCGAACCGGCCGACTGGCCCGGTGCCGCGTTGATGGTGATGCCGCCGATGTGCAACCCGCCCGACCGCCGTCCGCTGCCCGCGCCGGCCGACAGGCTGCGCAACTGGCGGTTCGAGATGACATTGCCATCGGTGCGGGGCGAGAACAGTTCGCGGCCCTGTTCCTGCCACTCATAGATCATGCCCGCGCGCACAGGGCCGCCCAGTGCACGCCCGGGCGGAGTGGCCATGCCTTCCAGAACCTTGCCATAGGCCTCGGGCTCACCGGGTCGGGCCGGCACGCCGCCGCCTGTGCCGGGCACGCCGACATTGGGCGTCACCCCCAGATTGATGGCATCCGACAGGTCGACGCTTCCGAACGCCTCCTTGATCATCGCCGGGATGCTGCGAACCCATTCGATGAACTCGGCAACCTTTGCCTTGGCGCCATCCCAGAGCGACTGGATCATGTCGATCCCGGCCTGAAGCAGGTCGATGTCGAAGGCGGCAGTGATCCTTGCTGTGACATCGGCAAAGGACCAGCCGGTGATATAGGTGAACAGCCCCTCGGCCGCGTCGGCCATCAGGACGAAGGGGTTGAACTCGGACAGGGTCTTCAACACCCCGTTCAGCAGCCCTTCGTCAAAGGCGGCGCGCACCCGGTCGATCTTGCCCCGGAAGTAGGACACGATCCCGTCCCAGTTCTGATAGATCACATAGGCCATGCCGGCGATGGCCGTCAGGGCCAGCATCAGCGGGTTGGCCAGCAGGGCACGGCCTGCCAACAGAATGGCCCGTGCCAGCCACTGGATGGCAGCGCCCACCGCCAGCGCGCCGGTGCGCAGCAGACCGACGGCGCGGGCCAGCCCGCCGCGCAGCAAGAGCGCCAGGCGACCGAAGATGCCGGTCGCCACAATGCCCTGGGCAACCATACCCAACAGGCCGCGGACAACCAGCAGGATGCCCCAGCTCAACTGGGCGAACCCGCCGACAAGGCCCCAGATGATCTTGCCCATGACGAGCGAGACCGCGACCCAGGCCAGATTGTCCCAGCCGCCCAGCAGATCGGCGACTCGCGCGATGATCGGCGTCACCGCATTCCAGGCTGAGACCGCTTGGTGTGCAAAGGCTTGCATGGCCTTAAGACTTTGGAGCAGCGCGCGGGCAACCTGATCCGCCAGTGCCTGCAATCGACCGTCGGCGGCCATCTGATTGATCGTGTCGAGGAGACCGCGAAGCTGTTCCTTCAGGAAGTCGAAGACGCCGCTGTCCATCACCATGACGCGGAAGCGGTACCACTGGTCGCTGAGGTTCGAGACGATACCGTCCCAGGACTTCGAAATCCGCTCGGCCGCACCGGCGTTCCTTTCGCCCAGGGCGTCCATCAACAACTGGATTTCCTTGCGGCCGAGCTTGCCCTTTTCGGCCAGCTTCATCACCTCGGCCGAGCTCTTGCCCATCTTGGCCGCCAGCAGATCCCAGACAGGCACACCGCGTTCCAGCATCTGCATGGCTTCCTCGCCCTGCAGCTTGCCCTTGGTCCAGGCCTGCCCCAGCGCCAACACAAGCCCGTCCATCTGCTCGACCCCGCCGCCCGTCGCGGCCATGGTGTCGACCAGCGCCAGCATTGAGCCATTGGTCGGGTCAAGGCCGAAGGCCTTAAGCCGGGCATAGGCCGCGATGGTTTCGTTGAGTTGCAACGGGGTCTTTGCGGCAAAATCCATGATCCACGCCATGGCTTTGTCGGCGCCCTCGGCCGAGCCTTCCAGGTTGGTCAACTGGATCTTGAACTTCTCCATTTCCGCCGCCGGGCCGATGAAGAGCCCGGTCAGCGCCGCCGCCGTGCCCTGATAGGCGGCCAGCACGGCCGCGCCCCTCAGGGCGGCCCCGGTCACGGTGCCCAGGCCCGCTGCCATCAGATGCGCGCCGCGGTTGCCCCGGGCGGCGTTGCGCATCATGCCCTCGCCGCCGATCCGCTCGATCGCGCGCATCGCCAGGCGCGCGGGCGCGGTGGCCTTGTCGACCAGGCGCAGGATTAGCTGGATGTTCAGGTCAGCCATCGGCATCCTCGCGTCCGGCGCGGGCACGCGCCTTGCCCCACCAGCGGGCCAGTTCGTCCAGGGTCATCGGGTCCATGGCCTGCGGTGGCCAGTGAAAGACGACGGCAATGTCGGCCATCGCCTCTTCGATATCGTCGGGCAGCTCTACTGCAGGGTCGCGCGTTCCTGCCGGATCTGCTCCGCCGTCATGAAAAAACCGACCACCTCGCTGGAGAGCGCCAGCAGATCGGGCAGTTCCAGCGCCTCGACCTCGGACGGCATCAGTGCGGGTTCGGTCACGCGCGGCAGCAGCCGCACCATGGAATTGACGTCCATCTGCAGCACGTCGGTCAGCTTCAGGCCGCGCATGGCGCCGGTGTCGGGTTTGCGAACGGCCACCTCGGCAATCACCGTCTCGCCGCGATGGATGGGTTGGATAAGCCTGGTCATGTCGTGATCCCTCAAAAGCCCATGGCGCGGCGGATTTCGGCAAGCTGGTCGACGCCGCCGATGCGGCGGATCGCATTGACCAGGTCGATCTCGTAGATGACCTCGTTGTCCATCTCGAGCTTGTAGGTCCGCACATCCATGCCGATCTTCAGCGTGGCGGCCGTCCCGGGCTTGAGGTCGGAGGGTTCGGACACCGTGATCAGGCCCGACATCGTGGCGATGATCGTGGTCGCGCTGAAATCGGTGGAACTGCCGGCGGCGGGCCGCAGCACGAAGCGTTCGGTCCGGCCCAGCTTCTTCAGCACGGCCGAGGACCATTCGGTGAAGGTGATTTCGGCCGACAGGGCCTCCATGCCGACATCGACGCCGACCGGGCCGTCCATGCCCGCGCCCCGGTGGCCTTCGGTCTGCACCTTGACCGCCGGCAGCTTTGCCTCGGACGCGAGGCCGAAGTAGCTGATGCCGTCGACGAAGGCGTTGAAGTTCTTGATGATGCGCGGCAGCGCCATGGATGCCTCCTTACTGGCCGGTGGTGACGGCGGTCACCAGCTCTTCGTAGTAGTCGCCGTTGCGCCGGGCCTGCATCGTCAGATGCTCCAGCGGGGCCGGCGGCTCGATGTCGAAGTCGATGAAGAGCTTTCCCGCCTTCAGCGTGGTTTCGGTGTTGGCTTCCGGGTCGATCCAGACCCGGCCGCCCAGCAGCGCGCCGCGCGTCTTGAGCGTGTCGAGATAGGCCTGCACGCTGTCGCGGATGTCGCGCAGCAACTGGGCCGAGAACGGCCGGTCCATCGCCCAGAGCAGCGCCTCTTCGATGCTTTCGTAGATCATGTCCGCGGTGCGGCGCACCGGCAGGAAGGTCCAGAGCGGATCGGTCGAGGTGCTGCGGTTGCCCCAGAGGCGGAACCCGTTCTTGCGGACGATGGTTGCCACCTCTTTTTCGTTCAGCCGGTTTGCCTCGGTATCGGTGTCCGAAATGCCCCAACTGATGGGCCGCGCCGTGCCCGCCACGCCCTGCAGCACCTGGTTCGAGGGGGACCACCAGAAGCCGCGGCTTGCGTCGATGGCCGACAGGGCGCCCGCGACATAGGCCGAGGCCGGGCGGGTGACATAGGTCGAGGTCGTGCTGTCCCAGGCGCGCACGGCCGGATCGACGATGTAAAGCCGGTCCGAGCCATACTTGGCGCGGTCGGTCAGGGCGTCTGCCTCGGTGGTGTTGGGGCCATCGGCAATCGCCACAGCCCGCAGGCGCGTGGCAACCGACCCCAGCGCCTGGGTCACCGGCGATGCCGGATCGGCGGCCGGGGTCGATGTCCAGCCCGGCGCGGCCAGGATGCGCGGGGTCTGACCCAGCAGGTTGGTGGCATTCAGCAGCGCCCAGACGCCGTCGCCGCCCGCCGGCGTACCGGCCACGGCCGTGATCGTCTCGGCCGACGTCGCGCCAGCCGCGACGCGCACGACGATGGCCACGCTCACCCCTTGGGCATAGGCGGCATTGTAGGCGTCCAGCAGCGTGCCCTCGACCCCCAGCTTGGCCGCAAGGCGCGGGCCGGTCACCAGAACCGGAGTATCCAGAGGAAAGGTGTTGATGTCCGCGGCGGGGGCGGTTCCGACCAGGCCGATGATCGAGGACTTGACGGTCTGGATCGGGCGCAGGCCGTCATCGATCTCGACGGTTTCGATCCCGTGAAGGAACTGTTCGGGCATTGAGGGTCTCCAAGCAGGGCTTGGCGGACTGTCTCAGATGCGCGGGAGGGGTTCGCCCTTGAAGGTTTTCGGTGGCTCGGGTGGTGGCACCGAACGGCGTCGGGCCAACAATGCCAGCCCGCGCCAAAGCTGTCAAAGGTGCCGTCAGGCCTTGATCGTGGCAGCCAGGCGGAACAGCTCGTCCACCTGCTCATCGGTCATGCCCAGCGCTGCGGCCATGGCCGCAATAGCCGCGCTCGACCGTTCGAACTGTTGCGCGTCGGCCCAGGCGATTTGCACCAGGGGATCAGCCGCCGCAATCGCCGCGGTGACGGTTGGCAGATGCCCCTTCAGGTGCAGGATGGAGCGGGCCTGCATCCGGCTGACGACGGCAGTCTTGCGCCATGCCGCCAGTTGCTCGGCGGCCGTCGGCACCGGCGGATCGGTCAGCTTCGGGTGGCCGCCAGCCCCGGGGGTGATCTGCTTGCCAGCCGCCTGCCCAGACAGCAGCGCCGAATACTCCGCCTCGCTGATCTCAACCGCGTCCTCGGGCATGGTGCCGCCGTGGATCTCGGCCGCGTAGAAGCCGCGGGTGGTGGGTGAGTAGAACATCGCTTCGCTCCTTTACCAGCCGATGGCCAGCATCTGCCCGACGTTTGATTGTTGGCCGGGGTGATTGTCGACATCGGCGTAAGTGGTGGTCATCCCCGTGACATAGCAGTCCTCGGCATTTGGCGTGAGCGAGCTGACCCAGACACCGAGACAGGCGTTCGGGAACGCGATCGGGAATGTCCATGTCACCCCCATGGAGGCTGGCACTGTGACCCGCCCCCACTGCATGATCAGGCCCGACGGCAACCGCTGATAGCCACTGAAGCCGAAAGATGCCCAGAATTCGGTCCGGGCTGTGAGAATGGACTTTGCCCATCCCGTCGTCACAATGCGGTCGCTGTAATCAGTGTCGTCCGGGCGAGGTGCAGTCGGCGCCCCCGTGAATACGGGGGATTGCAGCGGGGCCTTGCTGTCCTGCAGCACCTTGCCCTGTGCGGCTGTCAGCGCCCGATCGGCGGCTGTGGAGTTCAGCGCGTTGACCAGCCTCACGATGCCTGGCGCCTCGGTCGTCGCGGCGCCGATTGCGGCGACAGCGCTGATCAGTTGATCGACCTTGGTCTTGAGCCATCTCGTGCGGCGGGCCAGATGCAGGTGCGGAATGTTCGACACGCCCGCCATCGTCGCTTCATTCGGCACACCGCCCACGACGGGATCGAGGCGCTCGATCAGGTAGACGCCTTCCGGCCAGTCTACGGTGGTATCGTCCAGATTGGCCATCAGGCAACTCCATGGGAATAGGTGCCATCGTTGAGGATGGCGCCGTCGTAGAGGAACGGCACTTCGCTGAAATCGAGGGCCTTGAGGTGGCAGCGCAGCGGTGCGACTCCGGCAAGGATGCCGCGAACCTTCTGGGCCTGCGTTATGGTGATCGGCCGCTGAAGCACGACCCGGTATTCCGCCCAGTGGTCGGCAACCTCATGGGTCACTTCCCCGTCATGCAAGAGCGTTTCATCATATCGCCTTACCCCGAACTTCTCGAAGAGCTGGGCATCGCCATAGCCGGCGGCGATCAGTGCGCGGCGGATGGCGCCTACCGTGCCCTTGTGACGGTGGACCCAGACCGATTCCGCGATGACAGCGCGCTTGCGTTCTTCCGACCAGGCCGTGTCCCAGGTGTCGACCGACAGCGCCCAGGCCAGCCAGGGCAGATATTGCGCGGGGCACCGCTCGGGCGACCACAGGTCGGCAATCGGAACCGGCAGATCGCACACCGCCTTCAAGGCCGTTTCAAAGGCCCGTTCCGTCGCGGTTGAATTGGGCGGCAGGATCGAGGTCATGGTGCCACCGTGACGCTGATCGCCGTGCAGACAGGGGCGGTGTCCGGGTCGCACAGGATGTCGCCGGCGGGCTGGATCAGCGTGACAAGCTCGACGCCCGGCTGATGAAGCGCCGCATAGATCCCGCTCAGCCGCACGGCCCGGCCCAGCCGGTGCCGCCCGGCCGCATAGGCCGCGACAGCCGATTGTGCGGCTGCGATGACGGTCGAGGCATCCGGGCCATCCAGAACGGTGATCGTCGCCGCGATCTCGTACTCGACCAGTGTCGCGCCCTGCACGATCACCGTGTCGCAAAGCGGGCGGACGTCCTCGTCAGTCAGCGCCGCAGCAACGGTTGAGATCAGTTCGGAAGAGGCCGTCCCGTCGCCGCTGCGCGACAGCACGGTCACCAGGACATCGCCCGGGGCCGGGCTGGCGACCGACACGTCCAGCACATCCCCCGAGGCCGAGAGCGCATGGAACAGATAGGCGCCACGGGGGCCGGCCGTCGAGAAGCCTTCCAGCGCCAGTTGGGCACGCGCCCGCAGATCACTGTCGCTTTCCAGCACTTCTGCGATCGGAGGAACGGCGTCAGGGTCGGCGGCGATGATGACCAGGCGACGGACGCCGAACAGCGCCGCCAGGTGTTCCAGATCGGCCCCCGAGGCTGTCGCCAGCAGCACGGCCCGGACCCCGTCATTCACCCGTGCCCGGTGCAGCAGCCCGAAATACGCAAAGGCCTCGATCAGCTTGACCGCCGGTTCGCTTTCCAGCGCCAGCACCGCCGCCAGCTCGGGCGCTGCGGTCTGCACCGCAGCCTTGATCTGGGCGATCGTCGCTTCGGTATCCAGCGCCTCGATGGCGTCGGGCACCGGCAGTTGCGACAGGTCAATGGCAGCGTAGCCGGTCACAGCGTCACCTCGATCGCAGCTTCCGTGTCAGTCACATCGGCTGTCAGCAGCAGCGACATGCGCCCCGCTGCGGCCGCGGTGATCTCGACCCGGCGCAACCGCAGCCGCGGTTCCCATTTCTCCAGCGCCTCGGCCGTCTCGGCGAAAACGTCGATCGCGGTCTCGCCGTTCATCGGGGCGTCGATCAGGTCCGGCAGGCGCGAGCCATAGTCGCGCCGCAGCACCCGGCTTCCCTTTGGCGTGGAGAGGATGTCATTGATCGACTGCGCAAGATGGGCATCAAAACCGATCAGTCGGGCCGTGGTGCGAGACAGGCCGGTCATGATGCCACCTCGGCTGCCTTCACCGGAGCCTTGCGGCCGGGCCGGGTCTTGGCGGGCACTGGCGCAATCATCGCGGCCGGCTCGTATTTGGCCTCGGCCGGCGTCAGCCAGACGGTATCACCCTTGGCAACGCGGGCGCCGGCCACCCATCCGGCCCGCCGCACCTTATAGGGGGCCTTCGTCATTGGTTCGGCTCCGCGGTATCGGCTGCGCCAGGCGCAACGCCGCCATGGGTGTGGTGGACAAGAGACACGCCGCTGGCGACCACATCGCCAGTGACCTCGATGTCGCCATCGACATAAAGGTTGCCGATCACGCGCAGGGTGCCGCCGCCCAGATCCATGGTCGGGCTGCCGGCATCTGGCGCCACCATGTTGCCGTCGATCGGCAGCGACCCCATCACGAAGGCGCGGGCCATGTCGCCCGATGGTGCCAGTACCGTCACCTGTTCGCCGACGCTCGGCATCCAGTGCATGCGGATCGCACCCGAGCGCATCTGCATCACGGGGATCGAAGCGGTCTGCAGATCGCCGACCTGCACCACCGCGCGGCCGGTGGCGTTATCGATCGACAGGATCTTGCCCAGCGAGACCAGATTACCAACCCGGCGGTCGGCTTCAGCACCGGCAACCGTCATGCTTCACCTCCGATCTGTTCATATTCGCCGCCGCCGTCAGACCGGTTCGCGACATAGAGGCTGAGCCGGATCGGCGATGCCGCCTCAAACGGCTCGACCGAAATCACCTGTTCCCAGGTGACGGCTGTCAGTGCCAGCGCAGCCTTGCCGGACGCGGCCGTAACCAGCGGCTCCTCCGCCACGGCCTCGGCCGGCGCCAGATCATCGGGCCGGCACCAGACGTTGTCGGGGATCAGACGCAGCAGCACCTGGGCGATGTTCGCCGCGGCCCGGTCCCGCATCAGACCCAGTTCATCCTTGCACAGGATGAAGGCCGCCATCTGCAGGCGGTAGCTGTGGTGCGGCCCGGCACCCGTGCGGTCCTGCCGCGCCCGGATGCGGCTGACCAGGACAGCAGGGGCGGCAATGCCCTGCCGCTTCACTTCCTCGATATCCAGCCGGCCGGTCATGCCGCGGCAATCGCGCAGCCCGGGCAGCGCCTTGCGGATCTCGGCCGCCACGATGTCGGGCAGGCCGGCCAGCAGATCGTCCGGGGTTTCGGTCGCGCTCATTGCAACAGATCCTCCAGCCGTCCGGTGACCAGGTCTTCGATGGCGCTGCGGTTGTCGATCGAGAGGCCGAGATAGGGGCGCGCCGGCGTGCGGCCATCGGCTGACCCGAACTGATGCGGGGCCGCATAGACCCGATGGGCGCCGACAATGGCGTTGAGACCGGAACTGATGTTCTGGATGCTGCCCAGAAGATTGCCCTCGCCAACCAGCAGGCTGTGCGCCGGGCCGCGGGTTTGCGCATAGGCGTCTGACCAGGCCGCCCAGGTGCGGCCGTCCGGCCCGGTCTTCTCTTCGTCGATCCGCAGCTTGGTCTGGTCTTCGATCAGCGCGCCGACCTCGTACATGATCTGCGCCAGTTCATCAGATGTCAGCCGGCCCAGCGCCTCCGCGGCAACGGCAACGTCCGCTTCCAGGACAACCCCGACCATCGTTCAGAACTCCCGCATCTTGTCGCGGCTGAACAGCCTGGGCGGACCGCCTGCCACGATGGGCTGCGCGCCGGTCACGGCGGGTGTCTCGTCCTCACTGCCCTCGACCGGCGGCAGGACCAGCGAGACGCGACCGTCGGCCATCTTGGTCAGGACGCTGATCGCATCCTCGTAACGCTTCCGGTGTTCTTCGCTGGCCACGTCCTGCGACAGCGCCATGCGGTACAGCGCGATGTCGACGCAAAGCTGGACCAGATGTGCAGGCGTGACCGTCAGCGGCAGCGTGTAGCGGCGCGCGAGATAGGTATCGATCTCGCCCGAGGCCATGACCAGCGCGCGGGTGATGGCCGCATCATCCGGCACCCCGACCCGATCGTGATCAGCCACGACCAGGGCGTTGACGCCATAGAGATCGGTGATGTCGGTCCGGGTGGCGTAGGTCACGACGCTGCCTCCAGGCGCTGTGCCTCCTCTTCGGCCTTGGTCGCCCATGCCCTCATGGCCAGCACCGGGCCGGCCGTGCAACTGGCGGTGATGCCGCCGGCGCGGGCGATGTAAGTGCCGCCCGAAAATCTGACGCGCAGGTTAGTGCGTCCGAGATCCACAACGGCCTCGCCCGAAACCCGACCCAGATTGGTCGCGCGCCGTGCCGCGTCGGCCATCGCCCGGTAATCGGCTGCTGTCAGCGAGCTGATGGTCAAAGGCATGGCATGTGTCCACGGATCAAGAGGATGATGGTTGCGGGGGCCGGACTTGAACCGGCGACCTTCGGCTTATGAGGCCCATTCCGACGCGCTGAATAACCTTGTGATTTCAAATTCTTAGCCGATTTTTGTGCCCGCAACGTCGGCGTCGTGTCGCACGGAACTGCCGTAAACCTTTGCAAGAAAACGGGAATCCTCTCAGGAAGGATCCCATATGACTTTGCCACGTTCACTCTCTGGAAAAATGCAAATTACAGGGCGTTGGGAGATGAGCCTGGCGCTGTCGGTCCGTGCCCCTCGGAGCCATTCCAAAACGGAGTCTTGAGAGGATTGGTCAGGGCCGCGCCTGATTGACCGGCCTATGATGTCAACGCGACGACCCTGAAAACCGATATCGTCGGGATGGCGTCCAAGGTGCGAGAGACCGAAATCTTTGACACCGCGACGGCGGTACGGAAATGGCCGCGTAGGATGTTCGGAGAAGAAGGTCCAGACGTCGAGATCTTTAACGCCACGCCTTTGCCGAACGAAATGCTCGGCACCGCCTTGGCAGAGGCAGATCATCATCAGCCGGTCCTTGTAGAGTTCGCCCGTCTCCGGTCGCCTCGCGAATAGCTGCTGCAGATCAGCCCGTGCCAGTTCTGACAGCCGATGCAGGTCGGCAGCGGTCAGCGGTTCGAATGACCGCTCGGATATCAATGAAGGTGTGGCTGCATCAGTCATGGTCCGATCAGCTTAGCCGAGGAGCTTCGCCTCGACCATGGCCATGGCCTTCTGGTGGTCGGGTGACGGAAACAGATGGCCATACCGCTCCATGGTCATCTGGATCGAGGAGTGGCCCGCGAAGGTCATGATCTCCTTGATCGAGAAACCCTGTTCGATCCACAGCGACACGGCGAAGTGGCGCAGGTCGTGCCAGCGCATGGTGACCTCAACCTTTTCCAGCAGCTTGCGGAACCGGTCCTGCGTGCGGGTGTGTTGCAGGATCCCGCCCTGCGGCGCGGGGAACACCAGCCCCAGTTCGCTTTTCGGACAGCGCAGTTTCCAGCGGCGCAGGGCGTTCAGCACCATCGGCCCGGCAGGGATGTCGCGAAACCCGGCCCGCGATTTCGGCTCGCCCATCTGGTTGTAGGCGTCTGCGCGCTGGCGGATGTGGAGGAAGCCTTTGTCGAAATCGACGTCCTGCCAGCGCAGGCCCCGCAGTTCTGACGCGCGCAACCCGCCCAGCGCCGACACGATCAGATGCGGTTTGAAATCCTCATCAGCCGCTTCGATCAGCGCGCGGATGGCTTCCTTCGAAGGCACTGGGGCCTTGTGCTCTATCCGGCTGGACTTGATCACCCGCACGCCCTGCGCGGCATTGGTGAACAACTGGCCGTTGTCGATGGCATGGTCGAGGATCAGCTTCAGCACCGAAATCGCGCGGCGGGTCAGGTGTTCAGACCGGCCATTCAGCAGCAACCGGTCCCGCAGTTCGTTGACATGGCGGCGGGTCAACTGGGCAATCAGTTTGTCTCCGATGCCGATCTCGGGGGCGGTGATGTGCAGCCGCACATAGTCGCTGTAGCCGCGCAGCGTGGACCGCTCCATCCGCCGCCCCGTCTTGCAGCGCACCTCGCAGTGGTCGAGCCAAGCCTTCGCGGCATCGGCCACCGTGGTGCTGTCGCTGTCGGCCAGATAGGTATGATTGGCCACCAACGAGCGGACCTTGACCAGATAGACGTCGGCGTCCTTGCGGCGCGGGAACAGCTTGGACCGCCGCTTGCCCGCCTGGTCGGTGAAGTCCACCTGCCATCGGACCAAGCCCGAGGGCAGCGTGCGTTTGCGGATCGTGGCCATGATTTCCCTCCGTGATCGTAAGAAACGGGACCAGTTGTCAAAGCCCGTTAATTGGTGATATGAACCGTCGCACATGCACTTGCAATGGATTGTTGCGTGTGTAAAGCCCTTGTTCATGAACGGAGCCCTCATCAATGACAGCCAGCGAACGGAACGGTGCGGAAGCACCCGAACCGCTCTTCTATGGCGACGCAGACGCAGTGGCGGCATCGGGGATGCCCTTGCCCAGCCTGCGTGTCCTGCAAGCAGCCGGAGCCATTCAGGCGCAGAAAACCCCCAAGGAACACGGCGGCTTCAGGCGGTTGTGGCGCGAGGAGGACGTGCTGATTGCTGCGATTGGTGCCGCGATCAGCGAGCACTTCGCCTGGAACATCCGGATCGTGGCCGAGGTGATGGCCAAGACAAAACCGGGCACATGGGCCGCGCTGACAGGCTCGATTGCCGGGACCATTTCATCCGAGGAGGGCGCGCTGATCCGATCATCGCCAGACGACTGGCATCTCGACCTGATCGACCGGAAGTATCTGTTCCTGCGGGTGCCATCTCTGGTCGCCCTGCTTTTCCACGATGCACCGCCCCGGGAGACCAACCTGATTCTCGGGTATGCAACATCGAAGGACACATTCCAGATGCTGCCGTGGCTGCTTGGCAGTCCGGAGGGTCGTACCAAGCTCGCGGCCATCACCTCCCCGGCGCAGATCACGACCGGCGAACGCATCTACAAGCTGGCCATGGCGACCCGCGCCAACGCACTGAGCACCGCCAGCGTCAACATCAGCATGCAGGTCCGCGCTACATGGCGCCGCCTCCACGGCCTTGACGCCCACTTCCTCCAAGACGCCCTGCCCTAGAAAGGAATCTCCAATGACCCACCACCCTCGATCCCTTGACACCCTGAAGCAGACCGCGACCGAAGCGACGCTGGGCGATGACCTGCTGCGCGGCGCGGACGAAATCGCCAGGTTCCTGTTCGGCGACGTGAAGCATCGCCGCAAGGTCTACTACCTGACCGGTGAGGCACCGAAGGGCATGCCGCACTTCAAGATGGGATCGGTGATCTGCGCCCGCAAAAGCACCATCCTGAACTGGATCGCAGAACAGGAGGGTCGTGCATGACAGCCGCTGCTGCGGATGATCTCACCGACCTGCGCCTGACCCTCCATCGCAACGACTATCGCCCCGTTCCCGTCCTTGGTCCGCATGTGGCCACGAAATCTGCCGGGAAGCGTCCAGCCATGAAATCCTGGGAGGCCGTTTGCGCGACGGCCGACGAGGCCGAAATCACCCGCTGGACCAACGCCCAACGCAATTGCACCAATACCGGCCTGCTCTGCGGCACCCTGATCGGCATCGACATCGATGTACTGGACCGCGACCAGGCAAGCCGACTGACCTGCATGGCCACCGACATGCTGGGGCCTTCGCCCTTGTCCCGCATCGGGCGTGCGCCGAAGATCCTGCTGGCCTTCCGAACCGATGTGCCCTTCGACAAGGTGCAGACCAGCGAGTTCCAGATGCTGGATGGCACAGTGGCGCGCGTCGAGGTGCTGGCGACGGGGCAGCAGTTCGTAGGCTTCGGCATCCATCCCGACACCAAGGCCCCCTATCACTGGCCAGAACGCTCGCCGCTGGATGTACCGTTGCACGACCTGCCCATCGCCAGCCGCGACGCCTGTGCCGCCTTTATCGCCGCCGCAGAGGATTACCTGCGCAAGGCGGGCGGTCAGACCACCAGTGAACGGCGCGACATGGATCGCGAGGGGCGCAAGCTCGCTGGGTTGAAGCCGAAGGAAGCCCCCTCGCACGATCTGATAGCCGATGCCGTTGCCCATATCCCGAACAACGACCTGCCCTATGATGAATGGATCAAGGTGGGTCTTGCCCTTTATGCCGCGCTTGGCCCCGAGGGCCGAGACCTTTGGCAGGCCTGGTCAGCCGAGGCCGCGAAGAATGACCCGGCGCATACCGCCCTGAAATGGGACAGCTTTGCCGCCGTGCGCAACGTCACCGTCGGCACACTGTTCTGGCTGGCCAAACAGAATGGCTGGCGCGCGGCGCAGCCGCGTCGGGTGCGCACCGCCCACACTAGCCGCGACGTCGGTGACGAAACCGCGACCCAAGGCAACCGCCCGCTCATCCGCATCCGCGCAGGCCAGATGCCCGAGACCATCGACGAGGCCGAGGAGGCACTGCTTGGGTCCGGACTTGGCTTCTATCAGCGCGGCAGCATTGTCGTGCGCCCGGCCATGGTCCCGGTGGCGATCTCGGGTGGCAAACAGATCGACGCGCCGCGCCTCGTCCACGTCAAGGCGCACCACATGGCCGAGGCCTTCACCAAGGCCGCCCATTGGGAACGCTTCGACATGCGCGCCGGGGAATGGATCAACACCGACTGCTCGCAGCGGCTGGCTGAAACCTATCTGGCGCGCGAGGGCCAGTGGCGGCTGCCGGTGCTGACCGGAATCATCAATGCGCCCACCCTGCGCGACGATGGCTCGATCCTCGACCAACCAGGCTATGACGGGCAGACTGGCCTTCTGTTCGACCCGCAGGGCGAACGCTTCCCCCTGCTGCCGCGCGATCCCGACCGCGCCACAGCCTTGCGCGCGCTGGGCTTCCTGCGCGACCTGATCGGCAGCTTCCCCTTCGTCACGCCCGCCGACCGATCCGTGGCGCTGTCAGCCATCCTCACCACGCTGATCCGCCGCTCGCTGCCAACCGCGCCGCTGCACGGATTCAATGCACCCACCGCGGGGACGGGCAAATCCATGCTGGTCGATCTGGCCAGCATCATCGCCACCGCTCGCCCCGCGCCAGTGATCGCGCAGGGCAAATCCGAAGAGGAGATGGAAAAGCGGCTGGGTGCTGCGCTGATTGCAGGCGACGTGATGATCGCCATCGACAACTGCGAAGAACCCCTCGGCGGCGAACTGCTCTGCCAGGCGACGACCCAGACCAGCCTCAAGGTCCGCATCCTCGGCACGTCCCTGAATGCAGAGGTGCCGAGCAACGCGACGATGTTCGCCACCGGGAACAACCTGACCCTTGCAGGCGACATGACACGCCGCGCCATCCGTGCCACGCTGGATGCCGGGGTGGAACGGCCCGAACTGCGCGCCTTCGACCGTGATCCCCTCACCATGGTAGCGGCGCATCGCGGCGACTATGTCACGGCGGGTCTGACGATCTTGCGCGCCTTCCACGTCGCTGGTCGCCCGTCGCAGACGGTGCCGCTGGGCTCCTTCACCGCCTGGTCTGGCTGGGTACGCGATGCACTGATTTGGCTGGGCGAGGCTGACCCCTGCGAGACCATGGAGGGCATGCGCGGCGCGGACCCGAAGCTGGAGGCGCTGACGGCGGCGCTGGAGGAATGGCGATCGGTGATCGGCACCGACCGCGTCACGGTGCGCGAGATCATCGAACGCGCCGCCGCGCAGCAGACCCAGCTGTTCGGCAAGGCCGAGTTCGTGAACCCCGAGTTCCGCGAAGCCCTGCTCCGCGTCGCGGGCGAAGGCGGCGCGATCAACGGCACGCGCCTCGGCAAATGGCTGTCGCAGCATCAGAACCGCGTCGTCGCAGGCCACCGCATCATCGCGGCAGGCACCACCGGCAACCGGGCGCGCTGGCAACTGGACATCGCGAACGCTGACGCCGCCCCGATCAACAACGGTTCTGATCCGTTCCGGAGGGCTGCCAATGCGTGACGACCAGTCCCGGATTGCCCGGTTAGGTTGGGTGGGTTTGGTTAGGTGCTTCCAGCCGTTAACAATGTTTGTCCCGAAAACTGTCAGCGACGTGGCAGAGCCACCGTGCCGACATGACACCACGCCCATCGCATGTGACGCGACACATACAGGAAGTGGCCGGGATCACCTCACCCAACCCACCCACCCTAACCAGACGGTTCGGCAACGGGCGGCAACGCTTGGGATGGCTCGTGACAACATCCGAACCGTTGTTAGCAGCCGGGCGGTTCCTTTTGGGCCGATTTGTATGCGGGGGAGCGCAGCGCATGACCCCGCCAGCGTCAGGGGGCGGAAATGACTAAACTCAACGCCTCTGAAACCAAGACCGCCTTCGCCACACGGGTCGGCCTGACCAAGGGCCGCATCTCGCAGTTGGTGGCCGAGGGTCTGCCGGTGCGACCCGATGGTCAGATCGATGTGGCCGAGGGGCTGGCATGGATCGAGGACAATCTTGATCCGTCGCGTCGCAACAAGGGTGGTGCCTTCGCCGCTCCTGCATCGCCCGCCCGCGTCTCGACCACGCTGGCCGAGGCCAAACGCCTGCATGAAATCGTCAAGGTGCAGCGAGCCAAGCTGGCGTTCGAACGCGAACAGGGTCAGTTGGTCGAAACTCTCGCCGCAACCCGCACGGTATTTGCCCGCGCCCGTGCCGAACGCGACGCGCACATGGCTTGGGTGCAGCGCACAGCACCGCTCTTGGCCGCCGAGGTCGGGGCCGATCCGCGCGCCACCTTCGCCGCACTGGACCGGATGATGCGCGAACATCTCGAACACCTGGCCGACATGCCGTTGGGGAGTTTTGGCGATGGTGCCTGAAATTGACCTCGCCTGGCGGCGCGGCATCCGGCCGGAACCGCCGATCCCGGTGTCCGAGTGGGCCGACCGCCATCGCATCTTGCCGCCCACATCGGCGGAACCGGGCCGCTGGCGCACGGAACGCACGCCCTACTTGCGGGCGGTGATGGACGCCCTGTCCACCTCCAGCCCCTATGAACGGGTCGTGCTGATGAAGGGCGCGCAGACGGGTGGCTCCGAGGCAGGGCTGAACTGGCTCGGCTACATCATCCAGAACGCACCCGGCATCGCCATGCTGGTCATGCCCTCGCTCGACATGGTGCGGCGCAACACCACCGTCCGGATTGATCCGCTGATCGAGGCCACCCCTGCTCTGCGCGATCTGGTGTCGGCCCCGAGGTCGCGGGACGCCGGGAACAGCCTGTTCCGCAAATCCTTCCCCGGAGGCCAGCTGGTGATGACCGGAGCGAACAGTGCGGTCGGCCTGCGGTCCACGCCCGTGCGCTACCTGTTTCTGGACGAGGTGGACGGCTATCCCGGCGACGCGGATGGCGAAGGCGATCCCGTTGATCTGGCGATCCAGCGCACCACCACCTTCCGGGGGCGGCGCAAGATCTACATGGTGTCCACGCCTACGCTGAAAGGCCACTCCCGCATCGAGGCCGCCTATCTCGACAGCGACCAGCGGTTTTTCCATGTGCCCTGCCAGCATTGTAGCGACATGGCCCCGATCACATGGGCACGCATCCGCTGGCCCGAGGGGCAGCGTGACGCAGCCTATCTGGTCTGTGAGGCCTGCGGCGGCGTCCATCACGAGCATGAAAAGCCGCGCCTGATGGCTGCCGGTGAGTGGCGGCCGACCGCGCTGGGCGATGGCCGCACGGCAGGGTTCCACCTGTCGTCGCTCTATTCGCCATGGGAAACTTGGGCCGAGATCGCGCAGGAGCATGCCCGCGTCGCCAAGGATCCCGCCCGCCTTCAGGTCTGGGTCAACACCAAACTGGGCGAGTCCTGGGAGGACCAGGCAGGTGACACCGTCCCCGCCGACCCGCTGATGGCGCGGCGCGAGGACTGGGGCGGCGACCTCGCCCCTGGCGTGGCCGTGCTGACAGCAGGCGTCGACGTGCAGGGCGACCGGATCGAGGTGCAGGTTGTCGGTTGGGGCCGCGACGAGGAAGCATGGGTCATCGACTACCGCGTCCTGTGGGGCGACCCTTCCGGCCCGCGCCTCTGGTCCGATCTGGATGGCGTGCTGAACGGCACCTATGGCGACCTGCCCGTGCGCGCCGTTGCTGTGGACACCGGCGGCCACCACACCAAGATGGCCTACGAGTTCTGCCGCACCCGCCTTGCCCGCCGCATCTGGGCCATCAAGGGCCGTGGTGGCCCCGGCATCCCGGTCTGGCCCCGGCGTCCCACCCGCAGCAACAAGGCAAAGATCCCGCTCTTCATCGTCGGCGTGGATGCCGTGAAGGACGCGGTCTACGCTCGCCTGAAACTGACCGAGCCCGGCCCCGGCGCCATCCACTTTCCCCGCCGCCTCGACGCCGACTACTTCCGCCAGTTGACCGCCGAACGCGTTGTCACCCGCTTCGAAAAGGGCCGCCCCATCCGCTCCTGGCAACCCAAGCGTGACGGCGAACGCAACGAGGCGCTGGACACCTTCGTCTACGCCCACGCCGCCCTGCACGGCCTGATCAGCATGGGGATGCGTTTGAACGAAGAGGCGGAGGTGCTGCGGGCCCCACGGGCGATGCCCGCAGCTAAGCCAATCCGGTCGTCATGGATGGCGAACTAAAGCTCTCGACGCCGCCTGAGGTAGTCTAGATTCGGCCTTTGCTTGCTTGGCATTCTGAGAGTCGCACCATCAAATGGCCTCAAATACTCTTCAAGAGCGACATCGCCTGCGATGGCGCTCGGCAAAATATGAACTGTATAGTCATCGTTGATATATATGTATCCATATTCAAAAGCTCGATCCACCAAAACAGAAAGGCAGATTCCATTGGCAGGATCGAGTCTTATCGTCTTGTCGACACTCCATGGGACGATGTGAGACGCGATGAGAAATTCTCTTGAACTTATACCCGTAAGCGCGCATCGCCAACCGTAATTGTCCTTTACTCTCTTTGCAAAAGCCTGTTGCGCACTGCCTCGAGTCTTGGACACTCCTTCTTTGTCGGGTGCCTCGAAATTCCCTGCATCAATCAAAACCTCGAATTCTTTGACTTCTTCTTCCGAGCTATTGAGCTCCTCCGCCAGCGAGTCCCGATCAATAGACAGCGGCACTCTTTTACCTTGGCCTCCGCTCGGTGACGGACCACCAGAGCCTTGGGTGCCGTTTGGCTGCTGCGTGTTTGCTCCCTGACCACTGCCCGACGAAGGTTTGGTACCGCCTTGGCCGCTGCCGGACGATGGCGTTGTCGCACCCTGACTGCTGCTTGATGACGGGGCTATTGTCCCCCTACTGTTGCCCGGCAATGAAGAACCCACTTTGCTCCATGGGCTAAATTTGGCATCGGGGTCGAAGAATACCACAGCGGGATCCTGCGGGCTGTCGAACAAATGCCATCTCACGGCCGAGTTCTGTGTTGTGGACATTGCCAGATTTTGAACCAGACCGGGCGCACTTTTAAGGTCCGCCCACTGAAAATTTGGAGTTGGGTTATTAACATGAACTCGAAGGTGCAGCGTATTACCATCGCCAAACAACTTCACAGCGATCAAGTACGGCTGACCAAAGCTCTGCAGCGAGAGTTGTAAAAACTCTCCATCCGCTTGCAACGCCGTAACGAAGTTGGGGTCTCCGGGAATAGTTTCAATGGTTGTTTTATCAGGGTTGGGCGCCATACGCCACGCCGCTGGAGGCTTGTTCGTCCCCCAAGCCAAATGCGGCCGATCGGCTGACTCTGAAAAGATTTTTCCATCTGTATGACCCGAGGGCCATCTATACGTGATGGGGGTAGACGGCGCACCAGCGCCTAATGTGGGAAATGCAACGCCCAAGTCGTGGATGAATTCGGACCGCCGAGGCAGTTGGATGTAGTCTTTCGAATATTTGGACTCTCCGCTAAGCCTCCCGTAGACTGCTCGGTGAGCAGTTGCATTGTAATTCACAACAAGTATCCACTGTACTGCCTGAAAACTCATGCTTGCGACCCAATTACAATTGCTTCTGGTGACTTATGCGCTTCCACTTCACGACGGCTTTGAGCGGCCAGGGCACGGTGCGCGGTGAAACTAATAATATCATGCTTTGAAAACAAATCGCGAACAACTTCGGTGTCTCGATTTGACATTATCCAGGAGACCCCTCGATCACTCAACTCATTACAAACCCGAGCCAGATCCACCAGATCGACCATCTCAAAGGTTTTCGCTGTATATTTATTGAACTTTGCCGTTGGCTCTTTTTCGACTGTCGGTTTGGAAAATATTGGCAGATAAGGTGGATCTAAATACACAAAATCACCTTCCTTGGCAGACGAAACCAAATCTCGGAAATCGCAACATCTTATCTCTGCGCCTATCAACAGGAAGCGGATGCTCTCAAGCTCCTCAGCAGAGAACCCCTTAAATTTACGATCCCCCCAAGGCACATTCATGGCACTTGTTTTTGAGTTCTCGCGCCAGAGGTGGTTCCATGACACACCGTTGAGATACAGAAAGCGGGCGGCCTTCTCCAAATCTGATTGCGGCTGCTCGGCGCGTACTTCATAGTAGAAGCTCTTGGAGTCGTGTTCATGGTACCAATCCAGTAGCGGCTTCAGCTCTTCCGGCCTGTCACGAAGAGCTGTCCATGCAGCAACAAGGTGAGGATTCAAGTCCGCCAGATATGGCGTACCCGCTATCCTTGACTGGCAGGCGATGAACACGGCGCCACCACCAAGAAATGGCTCAAAGTAGTTCACCACGCGCGCTGGAACGTGCGGCAAGATGCGTGGCAGCAAGCGTGACTTTCCTCCGACCCACCGTATGAACGGTTTTCGGACACTTGCAGGGGCTGGGTTCACGGTACGTACTTCCTTCGAAACTACTGGCATTTTGGGCTTCAACGATCTACGAGTAGTAGGCAAGATGCTTGGGCCACACAAGGCGGGGCGCAACCGTTTCGTAACCAGATGCCGCTAAGAGCTGAGGACAGATGTCAGGTATTTCATTATCGTGGGAGAACAAAGATCGGACGCTTCTGGCGTCCGGAACGGATTCGTACGAGTGGGTAGACTCTTCCTGTCCGCTGCTCCGAGAACTCCCGAAGGTCGAGATTGTGGGTCCAGAAGCACCCAAGCCGAACGGCAATGTCCTCGTCATCGGTGATGGGCTCGATGCACTCTGCGCGCTAGATGCGTCCACAACTATCCTCGCAGACAAAATTCGCCTCGTGTACATCGACCCCCCCTTCAATGCCAGTGCAGACGTCAAATGCTATGGTGATACCATGGAACGCTCCATGTGGCTGGGCATGCTTCGTGATCGCTTGGTGGCCCTGAAACCTCACCTGTCTGACGACGCGAGCGTTTGGGTGCACCTCGATGATGCAGAGGTTCACCGAGCCCGTCTCGTAATGGACGAAGTGTTTGGCGATGGTGCATTCGTAACATCGATAATATGGCAAAAACGAATGACCCGGGAATCCAGATCGGCGTTTTCAAATAACCATGACACGATACTGGTATACGCACCCAGCGGCCCGAGGAAATGGAAGACCACAAGGAACTTGCTGGCGAAAAATACAGCGCAACTTGATAATCGAGATAACGACCCGCGAGGTCCGTGGGCGGACGCTCCATTCACGGCTCCAGGGTTTCGCGCCGCCCAGCAATATCCGATCACCACACCCTCTGGAAAGGTACTTACCCCCCCTCGCGGACGTTCATGGTACGCAACGGAATCAACTTATAAAAACCTTCTTGCCGAGGATAGGATTTGGTTTCCGAAGAATGGTGGCGGTTCTCCCCGATTGAAGTTGTTCAGCCATCAGCTGCGGGGATTGGTGCCATTCACAATTTGGAGCAATTCAGAAACCGGGACAAATGATGAGGCAAAACGACATCTTCTTTCCATTTTTCCGAATGGAGATGTATTTGACACCCCAAAGCCTGAAGAGCTTTTGGAGCGCATCATCCATATATCCACCCAGCCCGGCGAACTCGTTGTGGATCTATTTGCTGGCAGTGGCACGACAGCCGCAGTCGCTCACAAGATGAGGCGAAAGTGGATCACTGTTGAACGAAACATCCAAACCGTGTGTGATTTTACACTGCCGCGCCTTCAAGCAGTTACATCGGGAGAGGATAGGGGCGGCATTTCGGATATCGCAAATTGGCGGGGTGGCGGCGAGTTTTCGGTCCTCGAAGTGTCGCCTAGGCTTGGGCGGCCTTCGAACAACAGTTGTAGAGCTCGCATCGAGAAGCTTTTGTCATCACGCGACAAAATCGAAGCTAAAGTTGCAGGGTAAGTCAGCGAGCCGTAGGGGTTCGGGACATGGCACTCGCGGCCAACTCCCAACACCATTTGCCATAGTCAACAATGAAGAACTTTCCCGAGCAATCCCAATCGCTCTGATACCTCAGTGACGCTGAAAATGGGAAAATCCGCGCCATGCGGACGCTCCTTCATCGCCTTTTTGGCTTCACGCGCACACGCGGCTTTGACGCTGCGGGTGGCGGCCGCCGTTGGGAAGGCCAGCGCACCGTCGACGGGCTGAACACGGCGATCCTCGCGGGCGCGACCACGGCGGCGCGGCGGGCCGGGTGGTATGCGCGGAACAACCCTTGGGTAGCGGCGGCGGTGGACAGCCTGGTGGGCAATGTCGTCGGCGCCGGGATCAAGCCACAATCGACCCATCCCGACCGGGCGGTGCGCGAGCGGCTGCAGGTGCTGTGGCTGCGCTGGACCGATCATGCCGATCCGGGCGGGCTGGCGGATTTCTATGGGCTGCAGGCCATGGCAGTGCGGGCGATGGTCGAGGGCGGGGAGAGTTTTGCGCGGCTGCGTGTGGTGCGGGGTGCGGCCGCCGTTCCCTTACACATCGACCTGCTGGACCGGGATCAGGTGCCGCTGGATCTGCACCGCGATATCGGTGGCGGCGCACGCATCCGGGCTGGCATCGAATTCAACGGCGCTGGGCAGCGCACCGCCTATTGGGTGATGCGGGACCGGCCTGGTGATCCGCTGACCTCCCTGCGGCTGGAACCGTTGCGTCTGCCCGCTACGGATTGCCTGCATCTTTTCAAGCCGCTGGCTGCTGGCCAGTTGCGCGGGATCACCTGGCTCGCGCCAGTGCTGCTCCGGCTGCACGAGTTGGACCAGTTCGAGGATGCGGCGCTGGTGAAGGCCAAGGTGGCCGCGCTGTTCACCGGCTTCATCACCGATCCGGATGGCACGGCGGGCGGCCTGAGCGGGACGAACACCAACGGCGCGCTGACCGTGGGCATGGAGCCCGGCAGCCTGATCCCCCTGCCGCCCGGCACCGACATCCGGTTTTCCAACCCGACCGAGAGCGACGCCTACGGTCCCTTCGTCAAGAACCACCTGCGCGCCGTGGCTGCAGGGATGGGCCTGCCCTACGAACTGGTCTCGGGCGATCTGGAAGGCGTGACCTATTCCTCGATCCGCGCTGGGCTGATCGAGTTCCGCCGCCGGGTCGAGCAGTTGCAGCACAACGTCGTCGTGCATCTGTTCTGCCGCCCGGTCTGGGAACGTTTCGTGCGATTGACGGTGCTGACCGGCGATCTGCCCGCGCGAGACTTCGACCGTGACACAGCCGCCTATCTCGGCTGCGAATGGCTCCCGCCCAAGTTCGACTACGTCGATCCCAAGAAGGACGTCGAGGCAGAGATCCTCGCCATCAACGCAGGTCTCAAAAGCCGACGCCAGGCAATTTCCGAACGGGGCTACGACGCCGAACAGGTCGATGCCGAGATTGCCGCCGACAAGGCGCGCACTGATGCGCTGGGCCTGAGCTTCGGTGCGCCGCCTGTCCAGAAGGAGGACATCCCCGATGAATGACACCATCACCCTGCTGACGCGCCGCGCCGACCTGGCTCCGGCCAGTGCTGACCAAGATGCCCGCACTGTAGAGGTGATCTGGTCCACTGGTGCGCCCGTGCGTCGCCGCGACATAGCTGGACCCTATGTCGAACGCCTAAGCCTTGCGCCCGAGGCGGTGGACCTGTCGCGCCTCCAAGGGGCCAGCGTGCTGGATGCCCACCGGCAATCCGCCGTCCGCGATGTGCTTGGCAGCGTCCAATCGGCCAGCGTCGATGGCCAGCGCGGCACGGCGCTGATCCGCTTCTCGGCACGGCCCGAGGTGGAACCGCTCTGGCAGGATGTCCTGTCGGGGATCCTTCGGCATGTCTCGGTTGGCTATTCGGTCGAGGAATGGGCCGAGGCCACCGCGAACGGCGCGCGGGTTCTGACCGCCGTGCGCTGGACCCCCCACGAGATTTCCCTTGTCCCCACCCCGGCTGACCCGGGTGCATATATCCGCATGGAGACCAACATGACCGATACCACCATCACCCCGGCCCCGCCCGAGACCCAGACCCGCGCCACGATCAACACCGAAATCCGCTCCATTGCCCGCATCGCCGGGCTGGACCAGTCCTGGATCGACGGCCAGATCGACGCCGCCGCCGATGAGGATACAGCCCGTCGTGCGGCCTTCGAGGCGCTGGCCAGCCGCAGCGCGCCCACGATCCGCACCGAACAGGTCCGCGTCGAGATGGGCGAGAGCCAGGACGACCCGGCCTTGCGTGCCCGCCAGATGGGCGAGGCCCTCTATGCGCGCATCAACCCGCGCCACGACCTCAGCGAACCCGCCCGCCGCTATGCCTATGCAACACCGGTGGACATGGCCAAGGAACTGCTGACCCTGCGCGGCGAGTCCACGATGGCCCTGTCGCCCGCCAGCCTCGTCACCCGTGCCCTGCACACGACCTCGGACTTCCCGATCATCCTCGGCAACACCGTGGGCCGGGTGCTGCGCGATGCTTATCAGGCTGCGCCATCCGGCATCCGCCGCCTTGGCCGCCAGACCTCCGCTCGGGATTTCCGGTCGGTGAACAAGATCATGCTGGGCGAGGCCCCCCTGCTGGAAAAGCTGAACGAGCACGGCGAGATCAAGGCCGGGACGATGGCCGAGGCGCGCGAGGCCTATAAGATCGAGACGTGGGCCAAGAAGATCGGCATCACCCGGCAGGTGCTGGTGAACGACGACCTTGGAGCGTTCTCGGACCTTGCCCGCCGCATGGGCCAGGGGGCCGCCGAAACCGAGGCGCGGATCCTCGTCACCCTGCTTGAGGCGAACAGCGGCAACGGCCCGACCCTGTCGGACACCAAGGCCCTGTTTCATGTCGATCACGGCAACAAGGCAGGCACCGGCGCGGTAATCTCCGATGCCACGCTGTCCGCCGCCCGGCTGGCGCTGCGCACCCAGAAGGGCATCGACGGGCGCATCATCCGGGTGACGCCGAAGAACCTGCTCGTCCCGCCCGCGCTGGAGACCGTGGCCGAGAAGTGGCTCGCCACCATCGCGCCCGCAACCGCCGCCGATGTGAACCCCTTCTCGGGTGCCATGTCGCTGGTGGTGGAACCCCGCCTGTCCAGTGCCACGCGCTGGTATGTCACCGCCGACCCCGGCGAGATCGACGGCCTCGAGTTCGCCTACCTTTCGGGCAACGAGGGGCCCCAGGTGGAAAGCCGGTCGGGCTGGGATGTGGACGGCGTGGAAATCCGGGTGATCCTGGACTTCGGTGCGGGCTTCATCGACCACCGCGGCTGGTTCCAGAACGCCGGCGCGTAATGGCAGACCTCGCGCAACTCACCACCTGGCGCGATGTCCTGATGGCCGCCCGCTATCAGGGCATCCGCACCGTTGAATACGACGGCAAGCGGGTGACCTACGCCACCGACGCGGAAATGGCGGCCGCCCTGGGGGACCTCAACCGCCAGATCACCGGCACCACGGCGCGCATCGCCGTGGTCCGCATCCAATCCTCGAAAGGGCTCTGACCATGCAGAACTTCATTCAGAACGGCGACGTCATCACCGTGCCCGCTCCCGCAGGCGGCATCGCATCTGGCGAGGGCGTGATCGTCGGCAATATCTTCGGCATCGCCGCCTATGCGGCCGCCGTGGGCGAACCGGTCGAACTGGCCACGACGGGCGTCTATCAACTGCCGAAAACCACCGCCGCCGTGCTGACGGTCGGCGCACGCGTGGCTTGGGACAACACGGCCAAGAACATCAACGTGCCGGGCACCGGGCGTTTCCCCGTGGGCATCGCGACCGAGGCTGCCGGGAACGGCATCACCAGCGTCGCTGTTCGGGTGGATGGCGTGGGGACCGTGGCAGCATGATGGAGCGAGATATCCGCGCCGTTCTGCATGGTCTCACCCTGTTGGTCGCTGACACGAATGGGGCGAGCCAGCTTGATGCGATGCGCAATTACGCAGCGATCATGGCCCTGTGCGCCGATCTCCGGAGGTCGGCTACTGAATACAATGGGACATGGAACATCACTATGGTCATCGGTGAGGTGGAAAACCATATGGCCGCGGTCGCTGGGCTGTTCCCCACCTGGGACTTGCCGCAGGATCAACACCGCGTGGGCGCACATGCTGCCATCAGCAAGCTGGCCATGGGCACGTGCTTTGGCTTGACCGTCTAATCGGGCGGGATGTTGCGATACGTGGCATCCCTTTTTCTGTTCCACCTTGGTCGTGACGCGGCTATCTGCCTCATCAACACCCGTTGCGAGGCGACCTGGGCGACATTGCCGGTTTCTGCCCTGTTCAAGCCGAAGTAATCTGTCCCGAAATACGATTCTTTCGGGCACTTTCATGGACGGCGGAGCAACACGGCAAGCTGCAGACCTGTCACGCGAAGAAATCTACGCGCTTGTCTGGGAGCATCCTCTCAATCGGGTCGGCCCCGATCTCGGGCTAGATGGCCCGCGTCTGGCGAAGCTTTGCGACAAACGCCAGATTCCGTATCCACCTCTTGGTTACTGGTCGAGGAAGGCCGTAGGCCGGGCACCAGCTGCGCCGCCGTTACCAGCAGACCCTGGAATGGGCGCCGAACCTACAGCAGCACCTCGTGCTTGCCCCTCGCAGCAGCGCGAACCCCTGCCTCGTTTGAAGCCGCCTACTTCCTTCAAAGATGCGGCGCCACCGCCTGCGGCGCCGACCACGGTCGAACCGTTGGCACCTGTTGATGATCGCTTGGACCCGCTTGACAAGCTGCACCCAAAGATTCGCGCGTGGATCGTTGAGCATGCTCGGGAACAAAAGGAACGCATTCAGGAGAACAAACGTCGGAGGCACGATCCATGGTCGTGGTCGAAGTCGCTCCTTGATGATCTGACAGAACGCGACCTCTATCGCTTTCGTGCCAGCAGCACGCTTTGCCACGCGTTCGAGAAGGCGGGGGCAAAGGTCAAGACTGCGGACCTGCACGGGAAGCTCACGTTCACCTCAGAGGGGCGCGACATCGAGTGTGCGGTCAAGGAGAAGATGTCCCGCCCGATGAAGCGGCCTGAAGGCGACGCTGCAAAGTGGACGGCCTATCCGCAGCACCACAACTCCGGACTGACGTCGTCCGGTTGGCTTCGGGCGCAAATTACCACCTGGCTACCGGGGGAGCAGCCACAGTGGATCGAGGCTCCGAAGAAGCCATTTGCAGCCCTAATTCCGGCAATCGTAGCATCGGTGATCGCCTGCGTACCCCGACTGATCGAATGGGAACGACAGCGCGAAGAAGAACGCCGACGATACCAGGAAGAGGAAAGGCGTCGGTGGGAGCAGCGGCGCTTGCAGGAAATCGATGATGGTCGATGGGCACGTTTTCGATCGGCCGCCACGAATTGGCGAGAGAAACAGCTTCTGGACACGTTCATCGCTGAACTGGAGGCGCGGTTGTTGTCCGAGGGGGATCAGTTGCTTGGCGACAGGACAACCGCGGAATGGCTCGGCTGGGCGAAGGAACGGGCCACTGATCTGGACCCTTTGACCGAGGGCATCACCGGACTGTTCAGGGATATCTTGCGGCCGTGACCCACATCACGTCGTCGGAGACCGGAACATCCGGTGAACATCACGCTCACTGCGTGTCGCATGGGTGTTGCACGGAGGAAATCGGAACGGCTGCAAGCCTTTGGAATCACGAAGAAACGTGTTGTTCTGTGTTGCAAACGCAAAAAACGCCCCGTGGGGCGCCTTGCATCGGCCTAAGCCTTTGATATCTTGTTATAATATTTGGTTGCGGGGGCAGGATTTGAACCTGCGGCCTTCAGGTTATGAGGCCGATGCTCTACCGCTGCGCTACCCCGCAAAGGGTGCCGGTCTCTCCCGGTGGTCACGCCCCCTTGCGACGTTCGCGTCCGGGTCCGCCCCCGGCTAGCCTACTTGATCCTCCCGACCCGTGGGCCTGGTGTGTCCCCGATAGGGCCGGTCCGCGAGTGGATCGTTCGCTCGGGATGTCAGACCGCCGGCTTCAGTTCGGCCCAGATTTCCGCGACCAGCGCCTTCGTCAGGCCCTTGGTGCCGGTGGGCAGCGCCTTGCGCAGCGCCTCCACCTTCGGCAGGCCATCCTCGCCAAAATCGCCGGGTTCAAGCTGGCCGATGGCATCGCGCACCGAAACGCGCAGGCTGTCCTCGATGGCGCCGGCCACGTCGACCGTGTCCTCCGGGGCCGGGCCGATCCGCAGGTTGGGCTCGTCCTTCAGGATGGTCCATTGCTCTGGCGTGAACTCGTCCCGCGAGACGGTCTTGCCGGCCTCGGGCCAGTGGACGCCGCAACGGAAGAAACCGGCTGCGGCGGTGGCCTTGATGATCAGACGCTTCATCGTGACCCTCCTTACAGCCAGTCGGAGACGATCACGTCGACGGCCTTGTAGAGCACGTTGCTCTCCCCGCCGGCGAGGTTCGCCTTGTTGATCAGGTCATCGGCGGCGGAACGAAGGGCCGCCGGAACGACCAGCGTGGTCGGACGGATGCCCAGGGGCCGGCCGCCATCGCCCTTGAAGGCCGTCATCGCGTCCCGCGCCGCCTTGAAGTTGACGTCGGTCAGCGCGGCCTTGGAGCAATAGGCCATCTGCCAGAACCCGTAACCGCCGTTGCAGCGGTAGCGGATGCCGTGCAGGTACTGGTCCTTGATGAACACATGGTCCGAGGTGCCGGGGCTCGTCTTGTTCTCGAACTCGGGCTTGGTGCGTTCCTGGAAGATGAACGGCTTGATCGCCTTGCGGGTGTCGAGCAGATACCAGGCCGGCCCGGGCGCGCCACCGCCGGAATTGTAGTTCGACACCGTCGCCGCGACGCCGGTCCCGTCCACATTCGGATAGACCGGGTGGTCGGTGTCGAAGAAATACTGGCCATCGTAGCACGCCGTCGACGTGCCGGCCGCCATCAGCGCAGCCATGATCTTGTCGGGATGCTGGGCAGCTTCCTGCCCCATCGACGCGGCCACCGCCGCATAATGGCCGTACTGGTCATCCTCGACCGCGGTCCGGCGCACACCCAGCGTGGCCTCGAACAGCTTGTTGGTGATCTGGTAGCCCTGCGCCTTCATGTCCTTGATGACGCGATCGCCGACCCATTCCTGCAGCGTGGGGAAATCGCCCAGCCAGTCATAGGTGTTCGAGGTCGAAGACGACGACACGGTGGTCGCGATCTTCTCGAAGACCGAGTCCGCGCGCATCGTCTTGTAGGCGTCATTGAACGCCTTGTTGAGGGCCGTCTGCAGGGTGGCCAACAGGGTGGGGGTGATGATTGCCATCGCGCGTTACTCCTTCGCGCCCTTGCCGAAGGTCTCGGCCGGGTCCATGCCCAACTGGCGGCAGACCGCCAGTTGCTCTTCCGTGTAGGTGCCGCTGTCCTGACCGGCTTTCTTGTCCAGCCCGGACGGCGCGGCGATGACCGGCTGGGTGGCGATGAAGCCCTTGAAGCGGTCCAGACCGCCCTCGGCGCGGCAGGTGGCCAGATGGTAGTCGCGGCTGGCCGGGGCGATCTTGCCCTCGGCAATCGCCGCATCCACGGCCGCCTCGGCCTCCTTGTCGGCGCGGGCCTTGGCCTCGGTCTCGAAGGTGGTGATGCGGTTGAGCGCCAGTTGGTGATCGGCACGCGGCACCCATGCCGCCGGATCGGGATGCTGGGCGCGGTTCAGCGCCAGTTGCTGGTCGGACTTCAGCTTGTCGATGGCCGTGACCGCATCGGTCGCGGTGGCGCCATCGGCAAGGCCGAGCGCCTTGAGCACTTCGGGGTTCATGTCGGTCTCCTGGTAAGGGTCTTGGCGATTGAGGGCGGGCAGCTTGAAATTCGGAACATTGGTCAGGCCGATCGACACCAGCCGCATCACCGCCCGGGTCTTGGGGTCGAAGAAGAAGCCGGGGCTGACATAGCGATAGGCGCGCGAGGCGATGGCTTCGCGCCCGGTCTCGTTCCAGTCGATCCGTGCCCAGAGCGCCCCGTCCCGGTTTTCAAGCTGCTTGACCCAGCCGACGGCATCGGCCCGTTCACCGGCCTCGCCCTTGACGTGGGTCGCGTGTTCGAAATCCACCGGGGCCTCGGCCCCTTCGCGCGCGGCAGCGGCATAGACCTGCACGACCGCGTCCGGGTCCGGCAGTTGCCATTCGCGGCCATCGCGCGCCGGCAGCCGCGGGCCTGCCGGGGTGATCTGCACCCAGTCGGGCACATGGGCGCCCTCGAAGCAGAGGGCAAAAGCCTGGGATTGAAGAAGGGCGCGGGTTTTCATGGGGGCGACCATGCCCGCGCCACAGCCGGCGATCGCCCTTGAAACCTTTCGGTGGAGGTGGCCCCGCACATCGTCGATTTCGGGGGGCGGCGACAGCGGGCCGTAGAGGCCCCGTCTCGCCTTCACCCTACGAGGAGACCCGACAGCCTGTCGACCCCCTTCAAAGGGTATTCAAAACCGCGCTACGGGCCGGTTCCGGGTCCGACCGCCGGGTGCCGGTTGAAATCCGACGGCAGATCAGCTAGATTTCGCTTGCGAGCCTGAGCCATGGGCACCGGCCTGGACCGTGAGGGAGTACCGCCCCTCCAGGCTCGTATCATTCCTTCAGAACCTTTGTCGTCTCCTGACGCTTCAGCGCAGTCCAGCGCCTAAGCGTTACCCTATACATCGTATCGACAAACAGGCCGGACGCCTTGACCACGACGATGATCCGCAATGGCAAGCGCTCATAGGGATCGGGGCTGGCTGGATTGGCAGCCGCGTCCAGGTCGAAGATCAGCCTCGGATGCGACCCGGGCCGCTTCTGCAGCGCGACCCGGCCAGCCAGATCCAGAAAGGCCATCCACTTGAGGTCGCCAACCCGGCGCGCCTTGTCCTGACCAAAGACATGGTCGCGTGTGATGTTCGAGAACTCGACCAGGTGCAGGTTCGTTCCCGCCGCTTCTGCAAACTCCGCAGGCAGAAGGCCGACCGGAGCATTTCCGACCGATGACGGGTCCGTCGCCAGGCGTGCCACCCGCCAGCTCGTGGCAATATCACGCAGGGCGGCCCGCCTTGCCGCCTCAGGTAAGGCAAGCAGGCGGTCCTTCAGCATCGCTTCCATGTTCTGCAAGCGCAGCTTTCCGGGGTTGCGCTGCCAGCCCGGGTCGATGCCCACCGGCACCAACTGGCGGTCGCCGGTGCGCTTGTTCTGCCAGATCCTGTCCTGGACATCGGGCATGTCTGACACGCCACGCCGCCCGGCCTCGGCCTTGGTCACCTGACGGACCCAGCATTTGCAGCCCCAGCCATTCGGCGGCATCCACTCCTCCCAGAACGGACTGTCCACCGGCAGGATCATCCCTGCCTTGTCGGCGTGGTGCGGGCGGTGGGTTTCGCTGGGGCCAAGGCGGTATTCAAGGAAGGGGAACGCTGCCTTCGTCCGCTCGATCCGCTCCCACTGGCCGGCGGCGCGGGCAGACCGCAGGTTGGCGTCATAGATCGTCTTCAGCCGCCTGGGGCTGCCCAACTGGGCATCGACAATCTCGCCCGTCAGCGGGTCTTCCATCTCGCGGCGGCCCCACCAGTCGGCCAGTTTCGGATTGGTGCGCCAGCTTTTCTGGAACGCCTCTAACGGCACCCCCGCATCAAGGGCCTTCTGCGCCTCGTCACGCGCCGCCTCCAGCAGGTCAAGTTCGGTCATCTTCGCCACGGTGAAGGCGACGGCATGTTCTTCCGGCTCGACATCCTCCCAAGAAAACGCCGGGCGCAGGCCCTTGTTGCGGAAGAAGCGGCTGGCCTCGGGCGGCGGGCCGGGGTTGAAACTGTATCCCGGGCGGTCAGGGTATTCGGGATCGTCGTCAGCCATCCACCTGGTCCCCGACCACGCGCGCCTTGAACATGCCCTTCACCAGGGTTTCAACGGCCAGCCCGGTCGGCATGTGACGCAGGGCCTCGGGGAGGCGCGCCAGAAGATCCTCGTAGCTGGTCGCCCCGTCGACGGCCGTGCCCACCGCGTCCTGAAGACCGTCCGCCAGTTCCTGCCAGTCTTCCAGCATGTCCGCCGCGATTTCTTCGATATCGGGCGCGCGGGGCGCTTCCCGGTTCAGCGCCAGCTTGCCAGGCGCAGCCGCAGGCGGCTGGCTGGCCAGCCCGCCCACAACCTCGTCACCCTCCGCAGGATCGGTGTAGCCCAGCGTCTGCCGCAACTCCGTTGCCTTGAACTTCACCCCGATACCAGCCAGCGAGACGGCCCCTTCGACCTTGGCCTTGGCGTCTTCCGGTTCGTCCACGGTAAAGACCAGGCGCGGATAAACCGCCTGCACCCCGAAGTTCAGATCCACGAAGGGGCGCACCAGATCCCGGTTCAGCGTCCCGGTCACGGCGCGTGCATCGCTGGCGGCGATATCGTGGCGCACCTCATTGTGCACCTTGGCCTGGGCTTCGGACGATCCGCTGTCGGCCGTCATGGTCTGGCCCAGCACCGCCTTCGACACCTGCTCATCCGCCCAGCGGGCGAAGCTCTCGAAGATTGCTGTCCCGGTCGCCGTGGGGCCGTTCTCGAAATCGATCTCCATCGACTTTGGCAGGACGGCCGCGGCATCGGTGCCGATGTTCGCCACCGCCTGGAACAGCTTGCGCACATCCTCGGCCGTGGCTTCCGGCCCGTACCGGCCGAGGCGCAGCGGCAGGCCGTAGGTTTCGATGAAGGCGATCCAGTCCTTCAGCGTATAGGCCTTGCACATCCAACTGAAGGCAACGACCCGCGCCAGACCACCGCGAAAGGTCAGGCCGGACTTGATCCGCGACCGATGCGTGATGAACTTCGCCGGCTCGAGCGGCAGACCGTCGACCGGGGCGGTCTCGTCGAGCAGCCGGATCTCGCGGCCGGTGGCCCGGTCGAACGTGAAGTGGCGGGGATCACAATAGATGAACTCCCCCGGCGTCCAGAGGCGCGCCGACCTGTCCCAGTCGATCTCGACCACGGAATAGGACTTGCCGAGCGCATCCAGCATATCCTCGATCAGGTCTGGCAGGCCCTCATGCTCGGCCAGTTCGGTGCGCACCGCCTCGGCGATCTTCTTCGATTGCGCATCGTCGCCGCCCGGCTTGACGATCGGCGTCACGCCGCTGACCACCCGCTTCCGGGTGCCCAGCACCGACATGTAGTGCGGATCGCGCTCCTCCATCTCTTCGGCCAGCGTCAGGAACTCGCGCAGGTCGCCCTGGTCGCAGGCGGACAGGATGGACGCCAGTCGCTGCGGCGTCAGGCCCGAGGCGGTCGAGCCGTGCCAGATCTGGCGGACACCCGTCAGGCCCGCCTCTGCCAGTCGTTCGGTCAGCCGTTGCAGCCGGATCGGCCGGCCATAGGCATCAAGGATTGCCATCACCAAACTCCTGTCTTGCCGCCGAACCCGCCGGTGATGCGGATATCGCGGTCGAAATCACCGCCGCCATGGCGGGGAACAGCCTGATAGGCATAGGGCTGGTAGCTGGTCTGCGCTGCCGAGGTTGCCATGGCGAAGGACCAGAACCTGTCAGCGTGTCCGTCTGTATCGCCGTCGGCAATCAGGCGGGGGGTGCCGGTGACCCCGACCTGTTTCTTGATCGCGTGCAGATCCGCGCGCAGCGGCACGTCGCCGGCCGGGATGCGGGTCTTGCGGTCCTGCATTGCCTCTTTCAGCGCGGTCGCCATGTCCAGCTTGGCGGCGGCCGAGAAGATTACCCCCTCGACCCGGCTTTCGCCGTGGCGGCGCTTCGCATCCTCGACGGGCTTTTCCCCCATGCCCGTCTGGTCCATCCGGCAGCGCACCACATGGTAGCGCCGGAAGACGTCCGCCAGCAGTTGGTCCTGTTCGAAGAAGGTGGCCCGGCGCCGGGTGATGACCTCGCGGGTCCACAGCACATCCCCGACCTGTTCCTGGACCCAGATCACGAAAAGGTCGCCGCGGGCGGCGATGTCGACGCCCACGAAGCACGGCCCGCCCTGGTAAAGGCCGGGCAGACCGGCGGCCGGGTGTTCGCATGATCCGATCAGGTCGTAGTCCAGCCAGGCACTGGCCTCGTCCAGCCATTGCAGTTCGTATTCCTGCGCCCAGGCATCAGGATCGGCCATGCCCTTGCGCAGCATGTCGATGTCACGGTCAAGGCCCTGGCGCACTGCCTCGTAGATGTCGACGACATGGCGCGACCAGACCGTGTCCTCGGCCGTCATCAGCTCGTAGAACTTGTTGCCCTTGCCGTTCGGGGTGCTGATCACCCGCAGCTTCTGCCGGCCTTTCGAGATGACCGGGAACAGGACGGCCCAGATCTCGCGCGACTTCGCATGAAAGGCGAACTCGTCCAGGATCACATTGGCGCTGAAGCCGCGGGCGGTGTCGGGGTTGGCGGGCAGCGCCGTGATGCGGCTGCCATTCGGGAATGCGACCTCCAGCGCCTTGTAAACGGCGTCCGGGCCCTTCTCTTGCGGCGCGCGAAACTCGCCCTCGTGAAAGGTCGGTTCGCCCCCTTTCAACAGGGTGTTGTAGACCTCGTAAAACGCCTTGGTGAACGGCTTGATGACTTCGGTCATCATTTCGGCCGCCTGCCGTTCGCCGCGCGACAGGATCACCCAGCGGGTGCGGCGGTCCTCGATCCAGCCCTTGAAGCAATCGTCGGCGCATTCACCGCCGGTTGAGAAAGTCTTGCCGGTCTGACGCGCAAACATGCCGATCTTGAACCGGCTGTCATCGGCGATCCACGCCTTCTGGTAAGGCAGGAAGTTGATGACGGGGGCAGTGGTGACGACTGCGCTCATGCCTTGGCCTCGCGCACCGTCACCAGATACGGGCGCTGCCGCCAGAAGCTGACGCGGAAGCGCAGGCCGAGGTGTTCATAGACCTGGTGCTGACCGAAGAGAACGGCGCAGATCCGGCGGGGCCAGCCGGCCGACTGCCAGAAGCTGTTCGCCACCAGAGTGAAGGTGCCGATATCCACGTCAAGGGTGCGGGGGGCCGTCATGCGAACCCCATGATCCGGCGCGCCTTTGCGGCGGCTTCCGCGTCCAGATCGCCTGCCTCGACTGCGGCATCCAGCTTGGCAGACTGCTCTTTCCGTTCCTTTTCGCGCATCGCCTGGACGATGCCGGAAGAACTCATGACGTCCTTCATCATGCGGGCAAGGAAGTGCAGGTTCTGCGGACTGATCTCGGCGCCATTTTTGGCGACCTCTGCCTGCATCACCTTGAACGCCAGCGTGGTCAGCATCTGGAACAGCACGTTCTGGCGCTGCGCCTGGTCATCCATGCCCATCTCGCCCAGCCATTCCTTGGCCCAGTCCGATGCCTGGTCCTGCAGCTTGACGAACTCGCGGTACTCGGACCCGTAGTCATGCAGCGCAGATTTGCGGATGCGCAGTTCCGACCCGGCCTCGGCCAGGCGCCAGTTCAGTTCTTCGGCCAGCGCTTCATAGTCGCCAAAGCCGCGCGCCCGCAGGGCCTCTTGCAGCCACTGGCGCAGTTCGGCCGGCAGAAGATCGACCTTGCGGGGAACCGGCATGTCAGACCCTCGGGGCGGGGCGCTGGATGTCCGGGTGCGAAGCAAGGCCAGTGGCGATCTCGACGCCCCGCGTCGTGGCGGTGGCCAGCAAGAGGGTGCCCAGATCCTCAAGCGCGATCATGCCCTGTTCCTTCAGCCAGACCAGTTCGGTCGTCACCTGATCAGAGGTCGAGCCGATGCCGACACCGTTCAGCACATCGCGGATGATCGAGCCGTTGGCGGTATAGCCATCGCAGTCCTTCAGGAACCGCAGGATGGCAAGGCGGCGGTGCTTGCGGGCGAGGTGTGCGTAATCGTTCATTTCCGGCCTTCCAGAAGGTGGTCTTCGTGGCGGGCGACGATGTTCTCGACCCGCGCCATGATCTTGGTGTTTCCCTCCATCACGGCCCGCATCTCCTTCAGCTCACCGCGCATCTCGGTCAGTTCCAGCCGCAGATCGTGGATGTGGTCCTTGCCGGGCAGGCCGGTGACGGTCTGTTCGACCGCCGTCAGACGGCTTTCGTGACGGCTGAGCCTGCCATCCAGCCCGTCGATCTTGTCGGCGACGGTCTTTCGGCCGGCGCGCACCCAGCCGACGATTGCGATCACGACGGTAGCGATCACCCCCATGGTCACCGTGAAATCGAAGGCGATGTTCATTTGCTGATCCACTTGGAAACGACGTCCTTCAGGGTGTGGCCGCCCATGTAGAGCGAGCAGTAGACGCCGGTCAGCCAGCCAAGGGCATCAAATGGCGCGGGCGGCAGGGCGATCTTCCAGACGGCGTTGGCGACGTGCAGGATCACGATGTTCCACGCCCACAGGAACAGGATCAGGTACATGCCCCCGGGCCGCCAGGCGCGCATCCAGATCGGTTCGGCCGCTTCCGCCTGGAGCAGCGCGAACTGGCCCTGCAACCCGGCGGCATAGAGGGCGACCAGCTCGGGGGCCATCGGCTCGACCTGGCGCATCGCCTCAATGACCCGGCCCGGATACTGTTCGGCCACGGCCTCGACCTCATCCGGGGCGACCTTGAGAGCATCAGCGATGTGGCGGATGACCTCGGTGGCCAGTTGGCCGCCGGCATCGCCCAGCTTGCGTGACAGGATGCGCTCGATCAGCGGCAACCCGGCCGAAAGGGCGATGGCAGAAAGGGTGCCAGACATCAGAAGCTCCGAAGCAGGTTGGCAAGGCTGGGGAAAACCCGCTGGACCTTGACCGCGATCACGTCGCGGTAGCGGTAGGCCAGCACAGCCAGCCAGATCAGCAGGACGGCCAGCACGGCGGTATCCACCCAGGCCGGCAATGCCTGATCGGCGGCGCCGGTGGTGGTGACATAGGTGGCGGCCGGTGTGGCGGCGGCGGCAGGCGTGGACTTGGAAACCGCATCGATGCGACGTTGCAGGGTGCTGAGCGTGGCGCGGCCGATGATGCCGTCGGGCGTCAACCCATGGTCCTGCTGGAACCGCACGGCGGCGGGCTGCAGCACCCAGCCGGGCCGGTCGCCGACCGCATAGCCGAGTTTCGCCAGGGCGGCGCGGGCCGCCGATTTCTCTTCCGGGGACAGCGCCAGCCCCCAGGTGGCCCAGCCGTCCACCACGGTTTCGCGCACTTTGACGGGATACTTGCCCAGGAGCAGGATATCCGCCTCGCGGTCCCGGCGCTTCACCAGCCCGGGCAACACGCGGCCGCCGCCCCGATTCCACAAGCCCAGGGCCGCGCGGATCGCAGCGGGTGCGGCCCCGGCCTTCCAGAGCTTGACCCAGCTCGCGCGGCCAATCGCTCCGCTGTTGAAATGGAACAGGACGCCGGCATCAAACTCATGCTGGGCGGGCCGCACGACCGTGCTGCCTGACGTGCTGCCTGACAGCTTCGCCATGGTGATTTCAACCGTCGGCTCATAGGCGCGCGACAACGACAGCGACAACAGCCGCCGCGACTTCTCGCGTGTAATCACCATGCCCGCATGCGGCTTGATCACGCCGGAATTGCCGGTCAGGCCCACGCCGATGGTCCACTTGCCGGCGGGGCAGCGGTAGGCCCGGAGGACTTCACCCTCTTCGGCAACAAGGGTGGCGATGCCCGCGCTGCTGGTCTGCATGATCTGATCCCCGGAATGCTTTCCGGGAACGTCGCAGATCGGCGGCGCCGTCTCGCCCTTGAAGGTTTTCGGTGGGGGACGTGGACCCTCAGGTCTCCACGCGGGCAGTCTGGCAGATCAGCCTATTCGCTGTCAAACCGCAGTGTCATCTGACGGGAATTGGCCTCGTTCTCGATGGCGGCGCGATAGTTCGACACGGTGCGCGTGTGCATGTCGCAGGCCCGCGCGACCTCCTGCAAAGACGCGCCCGCCCGCAGCATCCGTTCCGCCTCTGCCCGGCGCCGCTTCGCCCCGCGCAGTGACCCGCACGGCAGCGTGACCCGGCCATGGCCGATTTCGCGGATGATGGTTTCGGCGGCATCGACGCCAATCACCCGGGCCAGCGCTGAACCCTCGGCGCGGCGCGGGATGCTCAACTGGCACCCGCCCCAGTGCCGCAACAGCTCGGTCGTCAGTTCGGTGCCGATCAGCGCCTCGATATCGCCCGCGATGCCTGGGAAGGTGGTCACTTCACCGCCTCCTTGATGCGGCCCCGCGCGGCGATCATTTCCAGCCGGTCAATCCGGCCGGGCAGCCGGGTCAGCTTGAGAACCATGGCCTCCATTGCCTCGCGCTGGCCCACCTCAAAGCGGAGCGCACGCTCCAGCACCTGCACCCGCGTCAGCAGGTCCAGGTGCGCCGCTTCGAGTTGGGCCAGACGGGCGGCGGTGTTGCTCATGCCTCATCCTCGGCTGGCAACATGCGGGGCAGCGCTAGATCGCGGCGGCGCGGCATCACGGTCGTGACGTGGCAATCAGTGATAGTGTATCGCCAGCCCTCGCTCACAACCGCGCAGGCCCCATGTTCGACCGCCAGGGCGGTGCGTTCCTCGATCGCACGGCGATGGGCTTCCACATCAATGCCCACCACCCTTTCGAGATAGCGCACCAAGGCGTGGTCGGTGATGATGGGGCGGCGGGTCATTGCAGGGTCACCCCGGCGCGGGCGCACATGCTTTTCAGCGCGCGGATCACATCGTTGATCTGACCGGCATCGGTCATTGCATCGATGTCGATCGGCACCGCCTGCCACTTGCCTTCAAACCGGGTCCGCACAAAGGCGTTCAGCCCATCGCGGCCCGGCTTCTTCAGCGCGCCCGCATCGCCAAGCCGCTTCCACAGGACATGGACAAAGCGCAGATCAGCCCGCCCCGCCGGTGTGCGGCGGCCCTTCGAGGCGCGCTTGAACCCCGCCTTGAAACCCCGCGCCTTCAGCGCCTCCAGCACCCGCATCTGCTCGGCCGGGGTCATGTCCTTCAGGCTTGCCTTGCCGGTGGCAGCCTGTTGCAGATCCCGGCGTGTGTCGTCGTCCAGGCCCAACTGGCGGCAGGCGACGTGGATGGTTTTGAGGAGGGCAGTCATGTGGTGGCCTCGATCCGGTGCGGCGTTCCCGAGGTGCCGTTTACACCCTGCGAAAGGTTCACCCGGTTCGCGGCATCCCAGCCCGACCAGACCGCGTTTTCGAAGCGTGGCTTGCCAACTGCTGGCGCGGGAACCGGCTTTGCTCCCTCGAAACGCTCATCCCGTGCGGCCCGGGCGACGGCATTTGCCGTCTTGTCGATCGAAGGGCCGAAGATTTCGATCAGCCGGCGCGACAGTCGCGCCACCATGCCGGCCGTAAAGTCCCTGACGGCCGCACGGCGCGTGGCATCCGTCTTGCGGCGCCGATAGAAGGCACCGGCCCTGAAATCTGCGATTCCGGTGTCGACTGCCCGGCCGAGAACGGCAACCAGGTAAGCCGCGATTTCGGGGCCGGGATCGCGACCGACAAAGACCAACTGCGCCCCGCGCCGGCCCGACACATGAGAGTAAGTCGCCGCAGTATTGGTGCAATAGGCCACCACCGTCCAAAGCCGATCACGGGCGCTGCGGCCCTTGGTGCTGGCATTGACCGAGGCCTGTCCAATGGTGATGTCAGCCTCAGAAAGCCCATGCTCACGCATCAAGGCAGCGGCCTTTTCGGCAGCGGCCAATGCCTCTGCTTCGCTGCAACCCGCGGCCTTTGTCATTCGCAACAGGGCCGCGATCTTCTGCTTGATGCTTTCGACAGCCATTTCATTCCTCCCTTGAAAGGGCGTTGACGACCGCTTCCACGGGCACGCGGTAGCGCCCGGCGACAGCCTTGCGGGTGGCGGCCAGGTCCGCAGGGGTGGGCACGCCGATCAGCCAGTGGCGGCGACGGGCCGCAACCTCGGCTTCATAGGCCGCGGCCAGCACGGCCGGGTCGACCTCGACCTGCGCGGGCGCCGGCCGGGGGCGATGCGACAGCGGGATGAACCACGGGCGCAGGATCATGATCACGCGCTCGCCAGATCGATGGTCAGGGTCTGCCAGGGCGCATCGAAGGCATCCCGGTGCTGGAAGCGCAGGTAGCTTTTCGAACCGATGACATGCATGGCGTCGCGGATCGCTTCCTGCCCGCGCTTGAACTCGGGATCATCGTCCTTGACGTTCAACAGGACGAACACGTTTGCCCGGTTGATCTGGCCTTCCTTGTCGGTGTCGAAGGCACTGGTGATGATCGACCGGATCAGCGGGTCAGACCCCGCCGCGCGTTCGGTCAGCACCTTGTCGAACAGGGCCTTTGCCACCTGCATTTCCGGCCCGTAGACGATCCGGTCCTGAATGCGGACCTCGATCTTCATCAGCCCGTCGAAGGTGGCGTAGGTGCGGTTGCCCTTCGGCCCTCCGACGGTCAGGCCGTATTCCTGCATCATCAGGGCGTCGAGCGAACCAAGGTCTTCGTAGACATGGCCTTTGAAGCGCCCGATCTGGGCTGCCAAAGCAAAGGCAAAGCCGAAGATCTTGCGGACCTGCTCGTCCTGCAGCTTCTTCATCGCCGGAATGTTCTCCAGCGCCCGCAGACCACCCTTGCCGTCGGCCATGTACTGGTTGCCATTGGCTTCAATGATGCCATTCGGCACCGGGTGCGGTTCAAAGGTCGACTTGGGAACCATTTCAGGCCTCCTTCTTGTTGATCAGGGTTTCCGGCGCCGTTGCGCCCGGTGCGATGGGCATCAGCCCCAGATGGATCAGCGCCCCGGCCATCGCCTCGATCTCGTCGGTCGACAGGCTGGTCGAGGCGCGGACGCCGTCACGGTCGATGCGGCCCAGGGCGCGGGCGGCCAGCTCCAGCATCTGGCGGGTGCTGGCAAAGGGGACAGGGTCACGCGCCATGGCTGGAACCTCCCAGCAGCGTCAGCGCGGCAGCACGGGCGTCGGCATCGGCAAGGCTGGCGTCCTGCAGCACCCCGACGGCCGCCGTGATGCGGAGAGGGCTGGGCAGGCCGGGCGCCGCGCCGACCCAGGCGATGATCTCGGCCCGCAACTGGCGAAGACGGTCGCGATACTCGGGATCGGTGGCCAACCTGTCGGCGATCTTGGCCGCGGCCTCGTCAACCGTGGCCTGGTGGCGGCCGCCCAGCAGATCGCCGATCTGCGTGGATGCGGCGGCGGTCAGATCGCGCATCAGCCACATGCACTCATGCCGCAGGCGGCTGACGCCCCGGGTCTGGCCCGGCCCGCACAGTTCATGCATGGGCACCGCGGCGATGGCACAGAACGATGCCAGAACATCGGCAGGCGCCATGAACCCGGGCGCGGCGGGGGCCGTTGCTGTGGCGGGCATCATGCCGAGGCCTCCTTTTTCATGCGGGGACAGGTGCGACAGGCGCGGTACATCCGCACCCGTTCACTGTTGACGTTGGAAAAGCTCGCGGCCGCGCGCATCCAGTCGCGACAGGTGGCCGTGCTGATCTCGCCCAAAGCGGGGCAGCGGATCGTTGTCGCGAAGAACAGGCCACGAACGATCTCTTCGACCGCCTGCATGTCGCCAAGGTACTTGGCCCGCAGCACAGCCGAGACGAGCGATGCCGATCGGTTCATCTGACCAGCGACCTTGTTCTGACTGCTGGCGGCGCATTCTTCGGCCAGGCGCAGCACCCAGTCCGGCAGGGCCTCCCCCCAGGCATCGCGTGCGATGGTGATCGGATCGCTCACGGCTGGCCCTCCGCCATGTAGACGGAGCCCGTGTTCGGATCGTAGACCTGCCGCACCCTCTGCACCTGCGGTGCCTTGGGTCCGCTGTGCCGGATCAGCCGATAGCGGGCCGGCCGGGCGGCGTGGGGATCAGCCTTGACCAGAACCTTCAGATAGCCGGCGGCCAACAGCCGCTTGCAATAGTCCTTCGCCGTAGCCTCGGCCACCTCGACCGAGGCGTTGTGGATCAGGTCAAGGAAGCTGAAATCCTTCAGCATGTACATCGCCCGCCAGATCTGGCCGGTGATCTCTCCTTGCGTGACCCTTGTGCCGTCCGACCGGATGCGGGGCGCATGGTGGCCAACGTCCTGGACCAACATCCAATGGCTGGCCTGACCGGGCAGTGTCGCAATGCTTTCCAGATACCCGGCAGCCGTCAGCGCCTTCAGATAGCGCATCACAGGCGCGCGGTTCACGCCGGTCGCGGCGGCGATGTCGCTGACCTTGAAGGGGCCATTCACCGCCTTGATCGCCAGCCAGATTTCCTGACGCCCCGCGCCAGCCTGATCGACCGGCAGCCGTCCGATCTTGGTCGGTGCCGTCATGCCACGACCCTCCGCGGGGCCGGGGCCTCGCCCAGGAAGAACTCGATCCTCGGCACATCGGCCAGGGTGATCTCCGCCCGGCCCGAGGTCAGCGCGTAAAGGTTGATCTGGTTCAGGTTGGCCACGATCCGACGGAAGTTCGCGGCCGACTTCTCCAGCACCACCTGCAGCACGTCATCCGGCAGCGTCAGATGCGGCTGCTTCAGTTGTGCCAGCACCTTGGTCTCGCGCAGGTCGGCCGGTTGCGCACCGGCCCAGGCGCCGATCCGGTTGTGGATGCGCTCCCACCGCCGCAGGCGCTGCGGCAGCATTTCCTCGCCGATCAGCACCATCGCGCTGCCATGCGAGCTGACATAGATGTCGTGGATCACACCCATCATGTCATCGCGGCAAAGTTGGTGCGCTTCATCTAGCAGCAGAGGGCGGCCGGACTTTGCCAGCTCCTCGCCGATCTGCTCGACCATGTCGCTGATCATGCCCTGCGGGGTCATGCCCAGCGCCTGGACGATCTTCGTGACCAGCACCTTGCGGGACCAGACCGACTTCACCTCAACCCAGCAGGCGTCATAGACCTGCGCGTTATAGGTTGCGGCGCTGGACTTCCCGTAACCCGAGAAGCCGTGGAAACAACCCATGCCAGGCAGATCGGGGTCGCGTTCGCGCAACTGCTGAATGGCCGCGCCCAGCAGCATGACGTTTCGCAGGGGCGCCACATTCGAGATGGTCTTGTTCTTTTCCATTCCGTCCAACATGCTCTCTCCTCACCGTCCAAGCCGCCGTGGGGCCTTGCCCGCCCCCGGCGGCAATCTTCATCCGATCGCCACCGCACCATCCCGGTCGAACATTGCCCTCTGGGCGCGGTAGACCGGATGGCGCTGCATGCGCTGATAGAACTCGGCATCCTCGGCCGAGATCGGTTCGCCGGCCTCTGACCGGCTCTCGATATCGATGACCCGCCAGAACCGGGTGATATCGGTCTCCTCCGGTTCGACCGCAGGCCGGGGCGCCGCGAAATCGACCTGCAGAACCCGCAACTCAGCGTCGCGCGAGGTATCCGGCTGCGGCACCTGCCGGTCGATCAGCGGGCGGCGGGCCTGCATCGGCACGATCTGGACAACCTTGGCTTCCAGTTGGTCGGGCAGTGTCGGGGGCATCGCCGCCAGTTCCGCCGCCAGTTCGGTGACCGAAACCGGGCGATGGGCTGCCAGAAGCTGCTTCTCGATCCGCCGCCGCTGGGCCTTCTGCCTGGCATGAAGCCGGGCGCCGACCAGGTCGAAGAACCCGACCTTCTCGCGGCACGGGGCCTCGCCCAGGAACTCGCCCTGCAGACTGTAGAGATACAGGCCCGCATGGAGGTCTTCCGGGTCGAACCGCGCCACCACCTTCTGGCCCGCGTATTCGGACATCCAGTCGGCATGGTACTTGTTGTCATGCAGCGTCAGTTGGCCGTGGGTGGCATGCAACTTCCTGACTTCCTGCCCCATCAGCCACAGCCGGTGCTGCTCGGCCGTGGCCTTGCGGATCGGCGCGCGCTCATAGCTGTCCGCAAAGGTCTGGTCGAAGGACCGGCCCTTGCAGTTGGGCGACAAACGGCCAAGCCGGGCGTTATGGTCACGGATGCTCTCGGCCAGCACCGTCAGGAAGGTGTCCAGGGGCACCGCGCGGCTGCCGTAATCTTCGGGCTTCGCGTCCGGGCGATTGCCGACATAAGCCCCTGCAAAGGCCGGATGCAAAGCGATGTGATCCGCGAAATCGCGGAACCCGCGTTCGATCGGCTTGGCCTGGCCGTGGGCCGGGGTGGCCCAGTGCACCTGGATACCCATCATGGGCAACACGCCCAGCGGATCATCCTCGCGCACCTTGAACCGGAACCGGGTCGGGGTGCCGCCGGTCAGCCATTTGTTCGCGAACTCATGGCCGTTGTCGAACAGGCAGTGCCGCGGGATGCCCCACGTCTCGATCAACTCGCCGAAGGCGGACATCACCGCAACCTTGTTGGGGTCAAGGTCAACGCGCCAGCTCAGGACCTTGCCCGAGAACAGATCCTGAAACGCCACGATCTGGGGCCGAACCGGCTTCTCGATGCCCGGCCACTGCACGAAGACGTCGATCTTGTGGCAGTCCGCGTTGACCGCTTCCATGGCGGTCAGCATCGACCGATCACGGATCTGCGGCGGGAAGCACTTGGACAGGCCGCGTTCGCCCTGACGGGCGAAGACCTGCGTCACACGCGGCACGTTTTCGTCCATCCAGCGTTGCGCGGTCTTCAGGGTCAGCGTGGCCAGCCCCCGGCTTTCGCAAAGCTTGACCACCCGGTTCCAGCAGCTTGCAAAGCTGGGCTCGCCAAGGCGCAGATAATCGGCCTTCAACCAGTCAAGAAACTCGCGGCTGCATTCGGCCCGGCGGCGCTTGGCAGGCGCGGCCCGGTGACGGGGGGCGAGGTAGGGCAGGTAGTCAGCCGGATCGACCCCCTCGATCATCGAAGACCAGCCCCAGATCGTCCGCGGCGAAACCGGGCGCCCCTCGGCGGTCTCGGCCTCGGCCACGGTGATGACCGCCAGATAGCGGCCCATCGGTGCCGTCATCGCCTCGACACGCTGCAGCACCGTCAACCGGGCGCGGGCCTCCGCCTTCACCTTTTCCGGCAGCCCGTCGAACCATGCCCAGGCCTCGCCCCGGTCCATCCGGCCGGGCTCTTCCGGGGCCAGCGGCGCCGCCGCCTTCAGAAGCGCGGCCTGTGCGCGCACCGGCAGCAGGCGCCAGTGATATTCCCAGCCGCCACCCCGGCCTTGCCGGCGACGGCACAGCTTAGGATGCGCGCGCCAGTCAGACCGGGCGGCAACATCATCAACACCTTGCCGTGTGCCGGGCACATCCGGCAGGCCGCTGGCCGCCAGTTCGCTGGCCGTCCACCATTCCTTGTCGGGGGTCAGGCGTTTCATTCGGCCGCGACCTCCGGGCGGGGCATCAGGTCGGCCAGATCGGCCCCCACCTCGGCCAGCCACCGACGCCGCGCCGCCGCCCCGGCGCGCGACCAGGCGGTCTTCAGCGCAAGGTACTGCTTGTCCGACGGGTCGGTCTCGACCTCGACCGCGCTAGGGTCTTCGGCCACGATCTGGCGGCGCGCGGCCGCGACCGACTTTGCATTCCCGCACGACAGCAGGCTGGCGATGCGGCTGCGTTCGCCGTCATCCGCCACCTTGCCCAGCGCCTCGACATCCTTCAGCGTGACCGGCGCGGTGGCCGTCCGCAAAAGCGCCAGGTCGGCGGGGCGCAGGGCCTCTCCGGCGGCGATGATCTTGCGGACCTGCCTGACGGTGATTGCCCGCTTCGAGGCGACGATTTCAGCAAAGGAACTCGAGTTCCCTTGCAGACCATGCCGGGCCAGCGCACCGGCCTTGCCCTGGGCCGTTTCGGGGTGTTTCTTCAGATGTTCGCGCTTCCAGGCCGCAAGGAAGACCGCATCGTCCAGCGGCGACAGCCCGCCCGTCAGGTTCTGAGATGCCTCCAGCAGGCGCGCATCCGCATCTGACATCGTCGCATAGGCGCGGACGGGAATGGTCGGCAGACCGGCCCGCCGGGTGGCTTCCAGCCGGTGCAGGCCATCGACCAGTTCAAAGCCGTGCAGGGTCTTGCGCACAAGGATCGGCGTCGTCTGGCCGAACTCCTCGATCAGCCCCACCAGCGCCGCCACCTCGGCTTCTGAGAAGGGGCGCAGACGCGGGCCGACGATGATATCGGCAACAGGCAGGTCGGTGATCGCAGGCAGCAGGTTCATGTCAGGGGGCCTTCGTCAGGGTGTAGTACCAGCGCCAGCCGTCGCCGTTCGGGGCGGCCTGGCGCACACAGGTGATTTCGGCGCCGTGCTGGCGCAGCTCGGCAATGCAGGCGTTGACCGCCATCACGCGGGCCTTGCGGACGATGTCCCGCGTCGTGTGCGGTTTGCCGTCCGCCAGCAGGGCCAGCACCTTCTGCAGGCGCGGGGCGTCCAGCCGGGCCGCCTTGATATGGCCAAGCTGCCGGCCCATCAGGCGGCCCGCCGCTGGCGCGTCGACGGATGCAGCGGATCGGGCGCACTGCCCCGGTACTTGCAGTCATTGCACAGGCGGTTGTGGATGCCCTCGCTCGGGAAGCTGTGCCCGCAGGCCATGCAGGCCCTCGGGCCGCGCTTGGCCTTTGCATCCGCAGCGGCCTGCTTTGCATCCCGGCTCATCAGGGCCTTGTTCTCGTCCTTGAACGGCCCGGCGCACTTCTCGCCACCGGGGTCCAGCACGAAGAACCCGCGGCCCGGAACGTGATCGACCCGGAATTGGGTCGAGGGCTTCGGAAGGTTGCAATCCTTGCCCATCATTGCGCCTCGATCAGCAAGCGTTCGGCCTCGGCCATCTCGGCATGGGCGTCCGCGCCGGTCACCAGTTCGTTGATCAGGCTGGTCAGCGGATCGGTCAGCTCCCAAAGGCGGTCGGCCTCGATCAACAGCGGCCGGGCAGCATCGTCAGGCAGGTCGTCCGCACGGTCTTGCAGCGCAGCAGCCAGCGAGCAGGCATTGCGCTGGATGCGAACCGCCTTCAGCAACCAGCGGAACCGGCGCAGCGCGGCGGGCCGGACATCCCAGGGCTGCGCCTCGCGGATCTGGCGGCTCAGGTTCTCCAGCGCCCGTTCAACGGCAACGATGGAGGTGGGCAGTTCGCCACCCTCTGCGACCGCGCCATCAGGGCCGGCCATCGGGGCATGATCATGCCAGGTCAGGGCGGGGCGGGCATTGTCCATCACCGGACACCTCCTTCGTTGAGCATCAGGATCAGGATCGGCGACGCGAACAGCACGATCACGCCGATCACATCGGCGGCGGTCAGCGACGCCAGCCAGCGGCGAAAAGCACCACCCCGCCCGCCGGATTTCCCTTTGGTCTTGGCGGGGTGGCCCCTACCATCGGAAGCGCCAACAACCGGATGGAGGGATTGTGATGTCTGACCAGAACCCGGCGCCGACGGGGATGACCCTGTTTCCGCCGATTGACGTGATATGGAATTCCGAACGATCAGAACTCGTGGTTGTCGGAACGGCACAGCTTGGAAGCGATCAGACCGTTCGCATGGGGTTCCACATGGCAGCGGGAGCAGCACAAGCACTCTTCCAGCGGATGAAAGTCCTTCTCGAAGCTGTGGATGTCGATGCAATAGCCACCAGGCCGCGCGATCTACAATAAAGCCAAACAGGCCAAGGCTCCGGCCGCTCATGCCGCCTTCTCCTTCTTCTGGATGGCAGGGCGCGGAACGTCCCGCGGCCACTCAAGGTCCGCAGGCCAGTTCTCCGAAAACCAGCAGGTGACGACCGCCGCCTTGCGCAGCGTGCAGCTCGACCCGGTCTTCAGACCGCTCAGCCACTTTCCATCGTTCGCCGCATAGGTCGAAACCGTCGAAAGCGTCAGACCAAGGTGTCTGGCGAAGGTTTCCGCAATTCTGATGATTGCTTCGGTGCTCATGTAGCCTCCGGTAACGATACCGATAAAATAGACGGGAACGTTACCGATGGTCAAGCGGCATGTTTTCGGTAATAATCCCGATTCGTGGACAAGCTTGGACAACAGTTTGGCGAGATCATCGCTCAGCGCCTCAAGGCGCTGGAAACAAACGCTTTTGCTGTTGAGACCGCATCAGGTTTACCCCCAGACGCCATTCGCAACGTCATCAGGAGCGAAAAGAAATCCGGCCCGACGCTAAGTCGTGCGCAGGAGATCTGCGCGGCTCTTGGGTTGGAACTCTACATCGGCCCCAAGCGCGACGACGGCCCGGTCACGACGATCACCGCCGACGATGAAGACTATGCCCATATTCCTCTGCATGAAGCGTCTCTCGCAGCAGGGGATGGCAGCCAGAACGGCGCAGTCGAAATCATCGACCACCTCGCCTTCCGGCGGTCCTGGTTAAAGCGCATCGGGGTGTCCGCTGGCTCGGCCGTGCTGGCCCGGGTCCAGGGCGACAGCATGGCGCCTTCGATACAGTCGGGCGACATCGTCTTGATTGACCGTTCAAGAGCGGCGGTTCCGGTGCGGCCTCGGGCACCGAATGACAAACGGCCAGCCCCGATCTACGCTATCCTGGTGGACGGCCTGGCGCGGGTTAAACGGATCGAACGACCGTCCGAGGACATCACCATGCTCGTCTCGGACAACCCGAGCTGCAGCCCAGAACTTTTAACCGGCCATCGCGCCATGGAGCTTGACGTAATCGGCAAGGTCATGTGGTGGGGCCATACGAACAGGGAATAGAATGAACAGGATCATTTTAGCCGCTGGCTTGGCCTTTTTCGCGATTCCAGTCCTTGCTCAGGAGTTGCCCCCACAGCAGGCCGCATTTCGCGATGCGATTGTCACGGCAAGAGAGGCTTTTGAGAGCGCGGCAAACGACCTTGCCAAAGGCGGGACACGCCCGAAGCGTGGAAAGGCAATCTGCGAGGCAGTGCCGTCCCGTGCGGTAAAGGATTGGATCGGCACGGTCTACGAGCTTACGACCAACGGCGATGGCTGGGGCGTTTTCAGTGTGGAGATGGAAGGCGACATCTGGCTTTCCACTTGGAACAACGCCTTTTCTGATGCCGGGTCCAACACCCTTATTGATCCTTCGAGCGAGCTGTTCGCGGCCCTGGCCGAGTTGCAGGAAGGGCAACAGGTTGTCTTCTCCGGGAGCTTCTTCAAAGACCCAACCGACGGCGACTGCTTCGATGAAAAAAGCCTGAGCCTCTCAGGATCTATGGACCAGCCCGAGTTCGTCTTTGACTTCTCCGCTGTTCGGCCGGCCCAGTAG